TGGATAAGGATTATATTGAATTAATATCATCAAAAAGATTTAAAGATTCTGTAGATAAAGTTAGAAGAGCCATGGGTGACACCAGAGTAATCCAAGGGGGCAATCCATTAAATAATCTAATGATGACTGCGATGCAATCGTTACAAACAGTTGTATCAATTCAAATGGAAAACAAAGAAGTTTTAGAACAACTTGCAGTTGATTTAGTTATTAAAGAGATGGGTATTCCTGAAGGAGCAATGCAGTTTGACGCTAAATTAGTTATGAGACCTATGGGTGCGGCAGAAGGAATGAAAGAAGAACCTGAAATGCCTAGCGAAGAAGAAATCGAAGAGTTTATGGGTGACGCCGAAACATTTGATTTAGAAAGAGCTAAAAGAAGATTTATTAACTCACTTATTCAAGGTGCTGCGTTTAAAGGCGGTCACATGTTTAATTTAGTTTCAAGAGAACTTAATGATATTGACCCTAGATTAATGAATTTATACACCGTGTCACAATCTTTAATGGAACACGCATATTGGTTATTCCCTGATATGGAAGGAATGGCTGGTGGCGGTGGTGGTCAAATGGGACAATCAGAAGTTGACACCGAAACTGACCCACCAACAGTTAAAGCAAGAGCAATGACGTTCCCGCTTTTAATTCATGAATTAGTTAAAGGTATTTACGAAATATTTGGTACTCACGGTTTACCTGATGACCCAAAACAACAAGAAATGATTATGAGTGCTGAAGATACTTTACCGGCAGAAATTTGGGATTCTCGATTAGGTCCAATTTTTTGGGAAAAATTCTTACAAGCTTATCCAATCGAATTGTTTGATGAAGACATGAAACACATCCAACATTACTTATTTATGAGATTTTCTAAATTAAATGCTGAAGAATTTTTTAGAGTTGCTAAACTTATACTTTCAGGTGACCCACAAGGAACTCAATTTATTCAGAGGATGGTTAATGAAATTGTTACTGAATTGAAAGAATATGACGCGGAAGAAGCGTTGAGTGGCGGTGACGATGAAGATGACGATGAAGGATTTGATGATTTCTTAAATGGACTAGGATTATCGAGACCAAAATAATGAAACATGTTAAATTTATCCAAAGAACAGGTACTAATAGAGTACGTAAAATGTCATAAGGATGTAAAATACGCGTTAAGAACTTATCTACAAACCTACGACAATACAGTTTCTAAATACGTACCATTAGAATTATTTCCTGACCAAGCATCATTACTTGAAGATTACGAGAATTATAACGAAAACATCGCCCTAAAATATCGACAAGCGGGAGTATCTACAGTTACCGCAGCTTGGGCTTCGATGAAACTTTCTTTTGCTAAAAAAAATAAACCCGAAAAAGTTCTTATAATTGCTAATAAACTTGATACGTCATTAGAAATGGCGAACAAGATTAGAGCCTTTGTTGGTCAATGGCCAAGTTGGGTTGGGGTTGACTTTGCAGTTGAAAAAAACTCACAAAAACATTATAAATTAAATAACGGTAGTGAGGTTAAAGCCGTTGCAACATCTAAAGATGCCTTACGTGGATTTACTCCTACAATACTTGTATTTGATGAGGCGGCGTTTATCGAGGCCGACAGTGATTTTTGGGCGGCTTGTATGGCGTCCCTATCTACAGGAGGTAAAGTAATTGTAGTCTCAACGCCAAATGGTTATGACCGAATTTATTATGAAATATACGACCAAGCATTAAGAAACATGAATGACTTTAGGATTACTGAAATGTATTGGTTTCGTGACCCTCGTTATACAAAAGATTTATATTTAGTTAAAACCGAGGATATGATTCACTATCTTTTAAATAAAGAAGAGTATAGTGAAAAAGATATACTTAGTTGGTCACATATACCAGCGTCCGAAAGAGATTATAGTGAACTAAAAAAATTAATGGACCAAGGTTATAAACCTTGTTCTTCTTGGTTTGAGGCGATGGTTAAGAAATTAAAATATGATAAACGTAAAGTATCTCAGGAGTTGGAATGTAACTTCTTAGGTTCAGGTGATAACGTATTTGATTCTAAAATGTTACAAACTATTAGAGAAAATTCTATTACAGAACCCAAGAATAAAATGATGGGTAATGCTTTATGGATTTGGAAAGAACCTGTTGTTGGCCATAAATACATTATGGGGGTTGACGTATCTCGTGGAGATAGTGAAGATTTTAGCTCCTTTCAAATTATTGATTTTGATGAGAGAGAACAGGTTGCAGAATATGTTGGTAAATTACCACCAGATACTATGGCGGAAATTTGTTATAAATGGGCCAACATGTATTCATGTTTTATTGTAATTGATATTACTGGCGGTATGGGTGTTTCCACATCAAGAAAATTACAGGAAATGGGTTACAAAGACTTATATGTTGATGGTGTCGATACTGCTAATAAGTGGAAGTACGATGCCAAGGCACATGAAAAAATACCAGGGATTAACTTTAACAATAAAAGGGTTCAAATTATCTCGTCATTTGAAGAGGGGATGAGACATGGATTTAAAATTTATAGTTCAAGACTTTTTAATGAAATGAATACGTTCATCTACATTAATGGCCGTCCTGACCACCAAAAAGGACATCATGACGATTTAATTATGTCGGTGGCTATGGCAACTTACGTTGCCGAGTCTTCATTTAGTAATTTGACTAAGGTTGTTGAGCACACTAAAGCGATGATTGAGGCTTGGGCGGTTAATAATAATGACCAAACATCAAAAAAATTAGAATTTAATCCTGTTATACCGCACATGTCTGAAAGAATTAATCAGTATAACAGTCAGAACATGTCTAGAGAAGATTATCAAAAGTATGGTTGGTTATTTGGTGTTAGATAATATTTATTAATAAAACATCACATGGGATTAACTTCTAGAAAAAAATCGGGGAATAAGCTTAATGGCAGTAAATTAAACGTGCCTGGTCAGGGTATTAGTAATGTTAAACCTGGTGGTGATAATAAAATAAACCAACAAAAAGGTGACCCTAACAGAAAAAAAGGTAATCAAAATTAACTATTTAATTATAGATAATTAGAATTAAATTTATTACATGGAAAATAATCAAAATAATCAATTTACAGTTTGGCAGAGGTTATCCCAAGCTTTTGGGCCTAACGCCCTGTTAAATCAAGATTATCCAACATATAATTTAGACAAGACTGAATTATTAAAAACATCATCAAAACAGGAATACGAAAGAGAAAAACTACAAGCTCAACAAACGTTTTACTTAGCCAATCAATGGACAAAAATTGAGAGTAACTTATATACTCAAGCGGTTTATTATGAACCAACAAGATTAGCATCATTTTATGATTACGAATCTATGGAATATACTCCCGAAATTTCGGCGGCTTTAGATATCTACGGTGAAGAATCAACAACTGTTGACCAAAATGGATACATGTTACAAATTTATTCAGAATCTAAACGTATTAAATCAATCTTAATTGATTTATTTAATAATGTTTTAGACATCAATACTAATTTACCAATGTGGACAAGAAATACCGCAAAATACGGTGATAATTTTGTTTATTTAAAATTAGATGCCGAGAAAGGTATTGTTGGTTGTATGCAATTACCAAATATTGAGATTGAACGACTTGAAAGAGGTATGGCGGCAAAATCTGCAAACGTTGAGGAACCCGTAGAAAACAAAGGTTTAAGATTTAAGTGGAAGGCTAAAGACATGGAATTTAATTCATGGGAAATTGCTCACTTTAGATTATTAGGTGATGATAGAAAATTACCTTATGGTACTTCTATGTTAGAAAAAGCAAGACGTATTTGGAAACAATTATTATTGTCGGAAGACGCAATGTTAATCTATCGGACTTCAAGAGCACCTGAAAGACGTGTATTTAAAGTTTTTGTTGGTAACATGGACGATAAAGATGTTGAGGCATATGTACAACGTGTTGCAAACAAATTTAAACGTAGTCAGGTGGTTGATAGTCAATCAGGTAATGTTGATATGAGATTTAACCAAATGGCGGTTGACCAAGATTATTTTATTCCTGTTCGTGACCAAGCGGCGCCAAATCCAATTGATACTTTACCTGGAGCTCAGAACCTTTCTGAGATTGCCGATATTGAATACATCCAAAAGAAATTATTAACCGCACTTCGGGTACCTAAGGCGTTTTTAGGGTTTGAGGAAGTGGTTGGTGATGGTAAGAATTTATCATTACAAGACATCCGTTTTGCAAGAACAATTAATAGAATTCAAAAATCTATGATTGCAGAAATGAATAAAATCGCCATCATACATTTATTCTTATTAGGTTTTGAAGATGAATTATCAAACTTTACCTTAGGATTAACTAATCCATCAACACAAGCCGATTTATTAAAAATTGATGTTTGGAAAGAAAAAGTTTTATTATACAAAGATGCTGTAACGGCAATCGAGGGTATTGCACCAGTGTCAGTGACTTGGGCTAAGAAACATGTACTAGGATTCTCGGATGAAGAAATTAAATTAGATTTGCAACAACAACGTGTTGAGAAAGCCGTTGGGGCAGAATTAACTAATACCGCAACTATTATCAACCATACAGGAGTATTTGATAATATTGACAAATTATATGGTGTTAAATCAGGCGCAACCCAAACTGTGGGAGCGACCCCACCACCTTTAGGAGGATTAGGAGGTCCTGAAGATACTGGCGGAGGAGCACCACCACCACCTCCAGGTCCTGAAATAGGTGGTGACGCGGGGATAACACCTGAGTCATTTAAACGTGATAATTTATCAATTTTATTAGAAAGTGATAACTTAACAGAGTCAGATTCATTTATTGATTTATCTAAAGCGAGAAATTCTTTAGGTGAAATAGAGAAAGAATTAAACAAAATTCTAAAAGATTGATATTTATAAATAAAAAGAGATGACAAATTTTGGAATAATTAAATCAAAGATTGAAGATGTGTTATTAGAGTCATATAAAAATGACACATTTAAAGAAGAATTCAAAAAATTTAAAAAGTTAGTTTTAGAAAATAAAAAGATACGCAAACTTTTTTATTTGTATGATGATTTATCTTCTAATAAAGGATTGGCAGAATCTATTGTTGACGATTATGTGAATGAATGTATTACCATTTATGAAAATACCGTTAATAAAATACAAGAGTCGGATATTACCCCACTAAAGTTATGGGTTAAAAATTCTAAAGTTGTTAATCAGTATAATAATATTGATAATTTATTCTCAAGAGATATTTTAACAATTGAATCAAGAATAACAAGTAAAAAACTTATTTCTGAAACTATTAAGAAATTACCTATCAAGAAAACAGACACCGTTCAAATTCCGTTAACCTCTATGGTAAACATTGCAAATAAAACAATCTCAAATTTTATTGAGTCATTAAGTGAGTCAGATAAAAAAGAATTAACAAAATTTTTATCTGAAGATGATGTTACTTTAAATCAAAAATTTGATAATGTTAAAGAAAGTGTTGTGAATAAATTAACTGAAATGAAAAATAATAATAAGGACAAGTCAACTCAAATAAGAATTGATGAAACTCTTGATAAAGTAATATCAGAAAAATACGACAAGTTAACTTATTTCAAACTTAAAAGTTTGAATGAGAATCTTTAATCATTGTTTGATTTATATTTTTTTTGTACGTATTTTGCTTTTGAAATTTCATTTCTCCTTTTAACGGATTTTTTTTGGAATTCTTTTCTCTCGTTTAATTCTCTACTTTGTCTTGTCTTTATAACTTTACTTTTGTAAATTTTTAACGCTTTTTCAAGAGTTACATTCTTTCCTACTTTTACTATTAACATATTTTTTTGAGTTTATATTTATTTTGACTATTGCTGTAAATATACCTATTTTTCTAAAAACAATAAACTTAAAAATTATGAAATTTAATGAAAAAGGGGAAAACCTCACATATTCACGGATTCAACACCGCCAAAATAATATATGGAACAGTTGATTCGATGAATTTTAAGTCACTCTATCTTAACATCCAAACATGGGTGGAACCGACCACAGAGTGTCAAAATTGGTCACGGACAGTTCTTAATATGAACAGAGCCATAAAACATTCAATCTACGAATCCTTAGATAAAGAGTTATTTGATGATAAATTTATAGTGGATTTAGATTTAAGGTCCAGCGGACTAAATCAAGGTAAAAAATCTTTTATGAATTTAGAAATTAATTTCTTTTTGAATCATGAAGGACATGACTTTAAATCAAAAGAAATTAAAGAGTCTCTTAAAGATATTACTACTAGAATTTTTTACGAAAACTTTATAGGTAACAATTACTTTAACTTTTATCTAACTAAAAAAATCAAAACAAACGATGAGATGCTACAATTAGAGAATGTTTAATATTTATATAAAACCTTTGGTGGTTATAAATGAAAATTTGTGGTAAAAAAATGGATAATTTAAAAATTAATATTAATAACGAGTTGAATAAAAAATCAATTCTTGTTGAATACGATGCGGGATATATTAATCCAAATGACAATCGTAACGAAAAGTTAATTAGAGAATCTAAAGGTAATATGTTAGACCATTCTAAACCATTTGAATTTTATGCGGTATTACAAAAATATAACACCCCAAATAGAAATGGTAGAATATATCCTGAACGTATTTTAAAAAGAGAAGCGGAAAACTATAAAAAAATGATAGAAAAAGGTACAGCTCTTTCAGAGTTAAATCATCCTGAATCATCATTAATTGACTTAGATAGAGTATCTCACGCAATAAATGAAATATGGTGGGAAGGACCTATATTAATGGGTAAGATACAATTACTCACTTCACCAGGATTCCACGAAAGAGGTATTGTATCAACTAAAGGAGATTTGGCGGCTAACTACCTAAGACAAGGTGTTACCTTAGGGATTTCTTCAAGAGGGGTGGGTTCCCTTAAAAAAGTTGGTGAACAGAATGAAGTACAAGAAGATTTTGAATTAATCTGTTTTGACTTAGTATCATCACCATCAACACCTGGAGCATACTTATTCCAAAATCCTGAAGATAGATTTAACTTTGACGAGAACTTGGAAGAAGAGAAAAAAATGTCGGTAGAAAGAAATGTTGGTGAAAATGGTAACAAATCACTTGACTTAATGAGAAAATTAACCGATTATTTAGGAAATTAAAAAAATTTATAACATGGACGAAAAGTATTTTATTGCAAAAATCACAACCGATATGATTGATGAAAAATCGGGAAAACTTAAAAAATTAAGAGAAGAAAAATTAGTAAAAGGTTATAACCCTACTGATGTTGAGGCCAAAGTAACTAAAGTTTACGAAAACTACACACAGGATTGGAGATTAACCGCAATTGTTGAAAGTAAAATTGATGAGGTGATAGAATAAAATTTTCACATTTCGATAATAATAAAAAGGGGGCATTAGTCCCCTTTTTTGTTTTTTTTTAAAAATGGCACTATTTATAATAAATTAAAAACCAATTATTAAATTAGTTTAATTAAAACTTTTTTAACATTGGGGATATTTATATAGTAAATTAAAAACATACAAATGGCAAAAGAAAAATCTTTAGTTGAAGAAGCAATCATCCAAATGAAAAATTTAGAGGATGCAGTTGCTGAAAATGCAAAAGGAATACTTGCTTCAACTATGAAGCAAGAAATCAAAGAACTAGTAAAAGAGTCTCTGACTGAACAAGAAGATGAGATTGAAACAGACATTGAAATGGACGAACCTGAAATGGAAGACGATATGTCTGACGAAGAAGGGTTGGACTTGGATATGGATAATTTAGATATGGATGATGAAGATTCTATGGATGATGAAGATTCTATGGATGACGACGAAACTATTGACCTTACTGACGTTGATGACGAGGATGAAATCTTACGTGTATTCAGCTTAATGGGTCCTGAAGATAATATCGTGGTTACCAAAGATAATTCAGGTAATATCAATCTTAAAGATTCTGAAAAAGAGTATATGATTGTCGGAGAAGGTGACGAATACGTTGATGAAACAGAAATGTTCGAAATGGATGATATGTCAGATTTTGGCATGGAAGACGAAGACGAAGACGAAGACGACATTAATAGCATCATCGATAAAGTATTTAACACTAACGAAGAAGAAGAAATGGATTTTGGAATGGACGAACCTAAAATGGACAGTGAAGAAATTGTTTATGAAATAGAATTTGACGAAGAAGAAGAAGAAATGGACAGTGAAGAAATTGTTTATGAAATTGAATTTGACGAACAAGAAGGCGAAGAAGACATGGGTCTATACGACGATGATGAACCTGTAATGGAATCTAAGAAAATGTCAATCAAACCTAAAGGTGTCGGAATTGGAAATCCAAATAAGAAAAAAATATATTCAAACAAACCTAACCAAGAAGGTGGTTTTAAAACTGTAAAAAGAACAGTTAATAAAACCATGGGTACTGGTAAAGCAAAATTTGAATATAAAGAGGGTGAAAATCTTGACGGTGATATGAAAACTGTTAAAAAGGTTGAAACCAAAGAAGCATCAAGAACTTTAGGAAGTGGTTCTAATTTTAGAACTGGCGGTTTACCAAAACCAAGAGCTCATTCAAAATTTAACACGGCAATCCAAAAAGAAAGTATTGATAACAGAGAATTACAAGTTCTTAGAGAAAAAAATGAAGAGTACAGAAAAGCACTTAACATTTTTAGAAATAAATTAAACGAAGTTGCAGTGTTCAACTCAAACTTAGCATACGCTACACGTTTGTTCACAGAACATTCAACATCAAAACAAGAAAAGATTAATATCTTAAGACGTTTTGATAGTGTTGAAACTATTAAAGAATCTAAAAACTTGTATAAGACATTAAAAGATAACCTTTCGTCTAAGACAAATCAACCAATGAATGAGTCAATTGAAAGAACTATTCAAAGTTCTCCATCGACAGGGTCATCGGCTAATTTGATTGAGTCTAAAACATATGAAAATCCTCAGTTCTTAAGAATGAAAGATTTAATGTCAAAATTAAAATAAAATAAAATAAACTAAAAAAAAAATAAAAAACCAAAAAAATGGGAGCATTATTAGAATCAGGTCTTGTTGGTAACATCGGGTTAAAACACCTTAAAGTTATCAAAGAAGATACAATTAACAAATGGGATAAATTAGGATTCCTAGAAGGCCTTAAAGGTCACCTAAAAGAAAACGTAGCTCAATTATATGAGAACCAAGCGTCTTTCTTAATTAACGAAGCAACGTCTGACGGGTCTTCAGGTTCATTTGAAACTGTTGTATTCCCTATCGTAAGACGTGTATTTTCTAAATTATTAGCGAATGACATCGTATCAGTACAAGCTATGAACTTACCAATCGGTAAATTATTCTACTTTGTACCTAAAATTCAAGGTTATTCAGGTGGTACTAACACTCAATGGAGTGATGTATCTTCAGGAGACCACTACGCACCACTAGGAGCACCAAACGGACCAACATCTCAAAATGCAGGTTACACAGGAGCTGGAGCGGTAAGTAAAAACCTTTATGACTTATTCTACGAAGGAACTGAACCAGGTTTAGACCCAGCAGGTTTATTCGATTATTCAAAAGGTCGTTGGTCAGCAATCACTGCTACAACCTCAATCCAAAAATGGACTAACGGTTTATTAGTTGATGCTAATATTTCAGGTGATACTGCAGGTGCTGCAACTATCCCTTCAGGTAACACAAGAAAAGTTATCGTTAAAATGTGTGGTTTTGCTGACACAGGAGCAGGTAAATTAATCGGACCTGATGGTAATGAAATGGATACAGAATCTTTCTTATCTGATTTAATTATCTTCACAGGTGCAGGTTTAGATGTTTCTGCAACAACACCATGTCCAGTATCAACAGGAGCTTTATTGTTCAGAGTTGTTACTCAACAATATGGTAAAGGTATCGTTTCTTACGGTAGCACTACTCAAACTACTTGGGCATCAACTGGTAACGGTGGTTCGTTTAAAAACGTATGTGATGCTAACGGATGTATCTACTTAGAAGTTGATTTATCTTGTCCAGTATGTGCTGATTGTGATTCAACATCTTTAGATGGTTACACAGGTACTACTATTACTGAAGCGGCTTCAGGAACATCATTCTACGCAGCGTTCAGACGTTACGAAGAATTAGAATTTGAAGACAAAATAGGTGAGGTTTCTTTCGACTTAGATTCAGTTACTGTATCTGTTACAGAAAGAAAATTAAGAGCACAATGGTCTCCTGAGTTAGCTCAAGACGTTGCTGCATTCCACAACATCGATGCTGAAGCTGAATTAACAGCTTTATTGTCTGAACAAGTTGCGGCTGAAATTGACCGTGAAATCTTAAGAGATTTACGTAAAGGAGCAGCATGGAACTTACGTTGGGATTACAACGGATGGAGAAGAATTTCTCAAACTACATCTTATACTCAAAAAGATTGGAATCAAACATTAATTACTGCAATTAACCAATTGTCAGCACAAATCCACAAATCTACATTAAGAGGTGGAGCTAACTGGATTGTAGTTTCTTCTGAGATTTCAGCTATTTTTGATGATTTAGAGTACTTCCACGTATCTAACGCATCTCCTGAGCAAGACCAGTATAACATGGGTATTGAAAGAGTTGGTACTCTTGCAGGACGTTACCAAGTTTACCGTGACCCTTACTTCCCAGCTAACACAGTGTTAGTAGGACACAAAGGAACATCATTGTTAGACACAGGTTACATCTACGCACCGTATGTACCTCTACAATTAACACCTACAATGTACAATCCGTTCAACTTTACTCCGATAAAAGGAATAATGACGAGATACGCAAAAAAGATGGTCAACAACCGTTTTTATGGACGTATTACTGTTGATGGTGTTCGTACATTCGATTTAAGAGAATTGAGATAATCAAAATCTTAAAGAATAAGACTAAAGGGACAATTTATTGTCCCTTTTTTTATGTTTAATATATAACACTTGATTTTTTGGTATAATAATTATATATTTATATTATATGAAAAAATTTATACCTACAGAAGAAGAATTAAATAGAATACTTAAAATGTATAATGAAGAACTTTTAGGTTCTCAAACAATTTCAGAAAAAATAGGCATAAGTAAACCAACAATTTTAAGAATATTAAAAGAAAATGGTATTATTATGGGACCGTCAGGAAGACGATTTATTGGCGGTAGAGAAGTTGCAACAAAGAAATATTTTTCTAAACCTGAAACAAAAGAACGTCTAAAGAAAAATCACAAAAAATGGGCAGAACAAAATAAAGAACATTTAACTAAATATCTTAAAGAATACCGAGAAAATAATGTTGATAAAATTCGTCAAATAAAACGTGATTACGAAAGAAATCGTAAAGCGAGAGACCCCCTCTATAAACTAATCAGTAATTTCAGAACTGCTATCTACACCGTATTAAAAGAAAGTAATGTGGATAAATACGGACATTACTTTGACATATTACAATACACTCCTGAACAATTAATATCACATTTAGAATTACAATTCAAGGAGACAATGACGTGGGACAATTATGGTGAATGGCATGTTGACCATAAATTACCTATAACTTATTTTAATATCTCTGAAATGGGTGATGAAGAGTTTATGAGATGTTGGTCCTTAGATAACCTACAACCAATGTGGGGTATTGAGAATATTCGTAAATCAAATAAAACGGAATAGGATAAAGGATACAAGAAATTGTTTCTTTTTTTTATGTTATAAAAAAATATTAATAAGTTATTTAAACACCAATTACTGTATAATTAAAAATTTTGAGATATTTATTAATAAAGAAATATTATGAATAGATTTAATTTAAATACTGAAGAAAGAAATAGGATTTTAAATTTACATGAAAGTATTAGAGAAAAAACTATTAAAAAAATTATTTCAGAGGCGGGTCCATATGAAGATGGGGAAATCCCTGTCCCTACTACGGCAACAACTGCGACTCCTGGTACACCCGCAGGTCCAGGTCTTTCTGGATTTAATGCTGATTCAGATGGTGATGGTGCTCCTGATTATTTACAAGCGAAAAATCCGCAAGATAAATCTGCATTAACACCTGCGACTCCTGGTAAAACAAACTACTCGGCTAAAGATATTCAAACTTGGTTAAATACTAATAAACAATCAGGGTTGGTGGTTGATGGTAAAATAGGTCCTAAAACTATTGCTGCGATAATTGCTGCTTTAGGGGTAACAACAAATGTTGCACCTGTTGGAGCACCTGTTGGAGCACCTGTTGGAGCACCTGTTGGAGCACCTGTTGTGGCAAAAACAAATAATTCGTCGTCACAGACATCAGGGGGTGGTGACCCATCAACTGATGCTTAATCTTTTGTTTCGTCTTTAATTACTTGTTTTGACATAACTCTAATTGCCCTTGACACAACTTCAGACTCACCTAAAGAATACACACCATCGTGGTACGCTTTCTTAACTGCCTGTATTAATATGTATGATGCGTTGTCTTTATCCATAGACTGTAGTAACACATCTAAATGGTCTTCAGTTAGTAGTGGTATTGTGTCGAATAGTTTTCCAAATAATTGTTGTTCTTCCATTGTAATAATATCTTTTTTTGATGTATTTATAAGTATATTAAAAATTCTATGCTAAATCAATTAATAAAGAAAATATTGCTTGAGGCAACTTCTGATAGTAGTGGTGGTAGAGGGTCCTATGTTTCTCCTTTGCAACCTGGTGTTAGGGAATTTAGTAAAGAGTCATTACAACCATTTACAACACCCGTATCAAAGTATATTGATGCTGAGTTGGAATACGATAGTTATGGCGGTAAGATGAGTACACCTAAAAAAAAAATTAAAAAGATGGAGAATAAAGTAAAAAAGATTTCTAACTATATTAAAAATAACCCTATGTCAACATTTAGTGATGAAGATGGGAATAATATTAATCAAACTCCTGGTGGTAAAAAAAGTATTGTGCCAATCACAACATTAAAAGAATGGATTGAAATAAAAAAAGATACTGTGGTTGTTGGTGAAAAAAAAGTAATTAAACTTAACGAAAACGATTTAATAAAAATTGTTAAACGAGTTTTAACAGAACAAACCGCACCTAAAGGAAAGGTACTTAATCTTTTTTGTCAAAGTAAAAACAATTCATTTAGAGAAAGTGGGTTAACTTTAGATTCTGAAGAAGATATGTACGGAGGATTAAATGGTGGTGGACTTAAAAGAATATTTTTAACACCATCCCCAACCATACCAAGAGAATCATATGAACCTTCCACAGTAATCTTAGATGTTGTTCCTGCGGCTAAGATGAATAAAGATTTCTTAGAAAAAAGTAAAATGGCGAACCCGAATCAAAAAATTTATTTGATTAGTAATAGAATTAGCGTTAATCATTTCTGTTCAATTGACGCTGGTACAGAGAAAGAGTGGGCCGATTACCTAAATAAACTTTAATCTTCTTTTTGGTAAGGTTGGATAGGTTTGTCGGGGATTGTAAAGTTTCCTCGTGTGTAACAAAAAGTTTTATTAAACCAATCAATTTTTTCATTAGACCAAGTGGCCATTTCTTGAGCATATTCTGCACTAAACTGATTGATGTCATAACCAATATAAACTAATGTATCAGTTTTTGGATTAACCGTATTTGTAATTGTTTGTGAAAACAAATTACAAGAAGTGAACAATGCTAGTGCGATAAATAATTTTTTCATATGATTTAGTTTATTAGGTTTTTGTTATATTTTTTCTAAAATTTTTTTAATAGAATATTTGATATTAGAAGTAATTTCTTTTTCAAATTTATTACGTCTTGACTCAACTTCTGAATCAAATAAAGTAACTACAGAATTCCACGAATTATCTCCTAATATTACAGTGTACGAATAAACGTGGTTGATTATTTTTACGCTATAATTTTCTAAAATTACGAAAATTTGGTCTTCTTCGTTTTTAATATAACGTTTGTTTGAGATTGGGGTTAACAATAAAACAGTTTCATTTTTTTTTATTAATTTTTCACAAATAGAAACACAATCTTTTTCGTATGTAGTAATTTTTGGGGTTGAAGACCGATAGAATTTAATATATTGTTTTTGGATTAATCGTTTTAATTTGTGAATAATTTGTTTCATAATCTTATATTAGTATTTATTTACAAATATAATGATATTATTTAAATAAAAAAATTAATTATATATTTTTTTTTAACAATAAGCTCCCGAACAATGTGTTTCACCATCAAGACCTTTCATTTTTCCTTTACATACTTGAATAGCGTGACCATTAGCATAAGCACTTGGATATACGTCATATGTAGCCTTTGCAGATGCAATACCTCTTGCACAAAGGGGTGTACCTGTTTTTTTACGACCCTCCATCATGGCCATATCTTTATCATCAATAGACATAGATAATTCCATACCGTCTTTTTTGGTTTCATTCATTAAGAAATCAAATACTTGGTCTAAGTTATTTTTAGATTCTGCAATATGGTCTTGAGCCCAGTCATGTCCATTTTCTAAAATAGACTCAACCATATCATGGTCTAAATCTAATAACAAATCACATTGTCTTCTCATTTGTTCTAAATTACTAAAAAACATGTATCTTTGAGATTCTTGTTCACTTAATACTTTTTTAATAAGTTTAGTTAAGTGTGTTTCATTAAGTTTAACTATCTGTTTCATATTAACTATTTAATCCGTTACCACCGATAAGAACCGCGTTCATTTGAACTACTTCTTGGCCCGCACTATTTATATAGGTTGGATGTAGTGGAATTATTGTAATTACCGAATTGTCACATACTTCTTGACATATAGTGGATTCAGTGTTGGCACTTATTGGCGGTGGTGATACACAATCTTCACAATCTAAAAAGGGTCCTGAAACGTAATAATAATTTGTTTCACCCGAATTAGTTAACCCATCAAAAGTTACGCAAAATGGTGTTTCACGACCAAATTGTATTTCATAAGTAACACCTGTTGTAGGAGCACCAAAGTAACTACAAAAGTTAGTTGCTTCTATATTAATTTGTTCTTCTGTACCACATCGTATAAAACTAAAATTTAAAGACTCTGTAAGACCACTTAAACACGCACAACAATCGTCGTGTAATTGAACAAAGGATATATTTAGAGTTTCCGAGCTTCCTGTTACTGCCCCAACAGTACCACAAAATCGAGCCTCGCTAATATCGAACTCTACTGTGGCCCCCAAAGTTAACGTTGATGCAGAAAGAATGTATACATCATTAGTTATACATTCATTTATAATATAATTTGGCATATCTTTATTTTTTTTTTAATTTCTATAGGTTATAATGTAAAATTTAATAATTTTATCTTATTTAACATTTTGTTTTTATTATAAATATCTTATTAATCTAAATACTTCATATTAACGATTTGAAATTTAACTTGTCGTTTGTATGTATTTATCTCTCCGCTACTATCCACCTTAATATCTATGTAATACTCGTTAGGGATTTTATCTCTAGTATCAAATATAAAATAGTATTCGTTTGGTGTTCTATTAATTTTAGTCCAATCTTGAACCTCAACTTCTGTCTGACCTTCTCTAACATAGACTCTATAATAAGCACTAACATTTTGTAAAAGTTTTTGAGTTGTGTAAGCTTGTTTTATGATAACACCAACTTTTCTAATGTCGGTATTATATATTTTTTCATCTTGTTTGATACCATAAAAATCAAATCCATATAATTTTGGGTCGACAGAATTAGTACCAATTTGAATTGAATTTTTTAATGGTTGTATTGTGAATTCATTAAATGATTGAGGTAATGGGAAACCATTGTAATTTAAGTTATACCATTTATCGGTAAACATACATGGTGTTTGATACCCAATAAGTGGTGGTATAATAACTTCATAAACACCTTTAGTTCTTTGGCAGGTAGTTAATCCTGTTAATCCGGCAATTTCAGTCCCCGAAGAATCCATAATAGTAACATTTGGATTGTTGTCTAAATTGATTGGGTTACCATTATCAAACAAGTACAAATAAAGTTTATTTGTCTTACCTAAAGAGAATAAATTTCTATCGTCTTCAATAAGGTCGTTATAGTTTGTTTCTAAAAACGGTTCGTAAAATGTTTGAGTATGTCTTGTAAAAAATTGAGTTTCATAGGTATCAGTAAGTCCCGATAAGTTTTCAACCTGAGGTTTGTAAGCGATTCCCCATCCGGTTACATTAGTTAATGAACCGTTAATAATTGAATTTATTTCACTAGTCATATCAAAACTAACATTCTCATTACCAAACTCAAAGTGTTGTACGTCAACAATAGTTATTGCCGAATAATTGACCCCCGTACCTGTTGCGGTATTTGTGTTGTCATATATTCCTGGTTCTGTCCAAACCCCAATGGTTGTTGTTTGAAACCAATTTGATGGTCTATCAGAGAAGTTCTTATCAAAGTCACTATAATCGTAGATTAAGTCGGCAAAATCATAACCAACACCCTCATCCCAAATTTGTGGGGTTAGTGGGTCATTATTGATATAAGGAATTCTAAATAATATTAAATCAAATGATGTTGCCCTTTTTCTACCTTGAGATGTTGAGGTATTTAATAACTCAATATCAAAGGTTGAGGTATTCACCATTCTTAGAGTGTGGACAATTGTGTCGGTACAAGTTGTTGAAGTTGAAATTGTGCCGTCATTTATCTTCTGAAATAGTAATGAAAGGTCTAAATCGAATATGAATCTACTATACCCACTAGGGTATTGAGACACTGCGGTAGAACCATAAAATAATTCCGTAACTGGGTTTCTACCAGTATTGGTGAAACTGTTGGATATGATAGTATTGTTCTTACTAAAGTAGGAGTTGTTAATTGACATTTAAGTGTTTTACTTATAAATATCAATTAATTCGGATATTTTGATTTAAGATGGTATTTTCTGCGTCAGCAAGAATTGCATTAATTTCTGCTGCGGTTTGTCCATTACCTGCAGCGACAGGAATAGGTGGTGCCGTGGCAACAGGATGTACGTGTCCAGTAACAAATGAAAATATTTTTCTAAGTAGTGACATTAACTCATCCCCCCTTGTTGTTGGATATGTTTTACTATAAATACTACTTTCGTCACCAACAAATTTATCTTGTGGTATACCATATAAAGTTTGACTTAAACTAATTTTACCTTTAGGTCCTGTAGAGTCTTGTGATAGTAAATAAATTTTTTGGGACCCTAAAATACCATAGGATACATCTGAAGGAACAAACTCGGATGGTGTAACTTTTTCAATCTTAATATCCCCTTGAGGGCCAATAACAGCAGTACCATTTTTGTTTTCCCAAACTAAAAACCACCCACTATTAATTAATCCCATATTTAATTTAATTTTACTATAAAACTTAACATAATTAGTTAATTCCGCAACATCATTTACAACTTGTGATGGCGAGAATTTAGTACCTTTTTGATATGTTAATTTTGATGGTGTAACTACAAAAGGGAATATTTGGTCTTGGGGTATATTACGTAATTGATTATTAACAATATAATTAGGTAAGTCAATAAAATTTTTAAAAACTCCATCACAGAATTTATTAATTAAACTTAATGAATCGTTAAAATTTGTGGCGGTAAATTTAACCTCTTCAATAGGACCACTATAATCAGTACCAACGCTTAAATTAACAATAGTATCGGATTTAAAATTTTTACTATTAACTCGTTGACTAGGAATTACATTATATAAACCAACAGACCCATTAAAGACATTCTGAGTATTTTCTAAATTTTCAATATCCCAAATTATTATTTTTTTAACCACCTTAACATTTTCAATTAATCTAGTTTGGGTTTCTTGAGGTAATAAAAGTTTTTGTTGAGTAAAATTTGAAAGTTGTAAGAATGACCTCAAGGTATTACCAACAGGTATTTGGGTTGTACTTAATACTTTTGTTTTACCCGCTCTAATTAAAACCTCATTTTCTTTAACAACAACATCGGCAGAACCACGGCCTAATAATGCGTTATCGCCTGGTTCAGGAAATACGCCATAACTATCTTTGTTACGATATTGTCCTTCACTATTTTTAATTGAGATACCTTGTTTAATTCTATCACCAGACGCTAAAAATTTCTTAGAACCTTGGTAATATTCAAAAGGTGTTGTCATTGGTGATGAAAACGGACCTTGAATATAGAATTGGTTTTGAAAGTTAAATTTTTTATTTTGGTATATAATGTGTACGTACTCATTTTTTTTTGGTACTTGGCTAAAATAAAAAGGTAATAATGGTAAGAAGATTAATGGGTCTTTTGATGTCCATTTATCAATCTCCTCATTCCAATTGGGAACTGATGCTATAATATCGGTATATGTTTGAGTTTCAGGTATGACTCTAAGTCTACCTAACATCATCGGGTCTTCGTTATCATAAACAATTCCCGGAAATATAATTTGATGTATGTTAGATTCGTCTATTTTCATTATTTACTAGTTCTGTTTTGATATTCTTTAAGAATAGTATTGTAAGTTAATTCTAATTTATCTAAATGTTCGGTCATTTTAATAACGGCGTCTTTGGTAAATTTAAAATCTTCTTGAATAAAATCCATAACAAAAGTCAAATCTTTATTTGAGTGTGATTTGTAATCTTTTATTATTTTTATGGCTTTTTCTGATTGTTCTTTTTTCGTCATAATTACATTTTTTTACCAAAAGAACTCGCAGGAACTGTCAGACCTGCTGGGGTCATTGTTAATGCCCCTACCGCAATTTGTACCTTACCATTTTCCGCCTCTTCCGAAGCCATAGCTTTCATCTGTCCTAACATTTTTAAAACATCTAAATTAGGACTTCCGTCAGGCATTGGTCCTGTTGGAATACCAAGTTTTTGCATTTCCTCAATAGCCCCAATAAATGCTCGAGTTTCAGAATACCCACCCGCAAATTGGGAGGCAAACAATAGTGGTAATGGTATATCACCACCCCAACCTGTTCCCGCAATTTTTAACAGCCACAGAATTTCATCAATAACACTTTTACATTTACGCCAATCTGAAATAAACTGAGCAACAATTATGATAAGTTGAATTAATTTTAAAATTATAATAATTCGTTTATCTAATTTTTCTCTAGCAACGTCTTGGATTACTGATTGTATTAAATTTAAAATATCTTTTTTAATTAGATAAAAAAGTTCTTTAACAAATAACGCTCCAATTTTTGATATTAAATTTATAAAAAACTTTTTAAAGGTTTTCATAAAATCAACAAATGAATTAACACCATCAACAAATGTTTGACCTATTGACTTTAACATTACAAATATTGGTAATAATATTTTTGGAGATAGTAGAGCGGCGGCAATTCCTTGAACAATTAATTTAAGGAAGTTTAAATCTACCGCGGCTTTAATATTACCCTGAATAGCAAATCCTTGCCATTCGGGATTATTAATTAACGTTTGAGTTAACGCATCCGCAGCATCAACTAAGTCCTTATCCTCAATAAAATTTAATGTACCTAAATCATTTAGAATATCATCATAATTAACCGGTAATTTAACATTACCACAATCTTCAAATTCAACCACACCATTTTTAATGTTAGTAACTCTTTGGTCTATATTACGTAAATCAATATCTGTGAATTCAAAAAATGACTCATCAATATCGTCTAATTCCGCCAATTTTGCAATACCACTAACATCAATTTCTTTTTTATTGTCAAAACATAAACCTAAAACCCTTTGGATTATCATCATAAATTTACTAGTATCTTCGGCTTGAGCAACACCAACATTAGCACTAATAGATATCGCCCCACTTAATGACTCCATAATATTTGCCATAATATTTGTAAACTCAACAACCTTAATTGTTCTATAATAATCCGCTAAAAAAGTACCAACCTTATTAATACTACCTATTCTATTTGCAAGAGTTACCTTAAACCAATGTCCTGTCTCACCTAAAGCGTTTATAGTAACGTATTGAATATCAAATAATGCTTGTCCTGATTGACCAATATATTGTGCTCCATTATCGGTTGAATAAGGGTTACCACTTTGTATTCTTTCATATAATTCTTTATTCATTGAGAATGGATAAAGTTGTATTGCAATTGGGTTTTTTTCGTATAAGACTTTTCCATCTTTACTTGCAGGTACTTTCTTTAATAGATTGATTAAATCTATTGAACTTACTTTGACATAGATTACCTGTGCGGCATATGTTTGTTGTTGGTCACAGCCAACAGCGTTTATTGCTTCTTCCTGAAGAATTTCGATGATTTGAGGTTCAATATTCTTAATAGTTCTAATTAAGGTTTTTTTAACGTAACTAATTGTACTAGCACCTTTACCGCCAGTAAGGTTATTAATGTCTAATAATTGTTCAAATTGATTTTTGATTTCTTTTTGAAATCTTTTAGTTTGTTCTTTAACTTTATCTAAAGATTCTGTAACGTTTTCTTTTGCAGTATCAAAAGACTCTCCGGCAGTTTTAGAGGTGGTGTCATATTGAGATTTTAAATCTTTGTATGAGGTTGTTGCCGAAATCTTTTTTTGTGCGGATTTATAATCAACCCCTAAATCTAATGAGCCCATTTTAGTTAGTTTTTCATTTTGTAAGACCCATCAGGTTTAGAGGCATCTTTTTGTATTAAATTTTCTAATAAATCATCATCCACACCTAAATCAGTAATTGAGAAACCACCACTTCCTGCGGAGTTAGACTTTTCCCACATAGTAGATTGTAGTTTAGATAATGTTAATTTTTTTTCAACACAGTCGTTAATAATTTTTTGTTGTTTTTCAATAACAGGACCTATTAGAGTCATATCCTCAGGTTCTTTCATCATTGTCAACATTTTATTTTGTATTCTAATAGCCGTGTTTCTTTGCTCAACAAGTTCATTATAAATTTCTTGCATCAAAGATAACATTGACTCCTTAGTTAAATTAATTTCTTTTTTTTGCGGTCTTCCCATTACAATAAATATTAACTATAAAATTTTATTTAACCATATTTTGCACTAAAGTATAATACATCGATTTGTATTTCTTCATTGACCCCCTAATTTCTTTGGTTGACAAATTTGTCATTTCCCTTAATGAAAGTAGTATTATATTTTTATTAAATTTATTATTATCATTACCAATAAAAATAGATTCATAGTTCTCAAAAAGGTCATGTAAGGCATACCCTAATTTGACTTCATTATCCGATAAATTTTCATTTTTTAAAAAATTGTCTAACTCAAGTAAAAAGTTTTTGATTACTTTTTCTGAGTCAATACCTTCTTTTTCAATACTGTACGAAAAGTTGGGGTTATTTTCCAAACTTGTGGAAATATCCTCATATGATATTTTTCGGTTAGTTTCTTTTTGGTCCTTAATGATTTGCCCCATAAGATAGTTCTTACAGATTGTACCAAAATATGAATAAGCTTTTTTCTCCCTAGAGGGTTTAAACTTTTCAATTTTTGTCATTAAGAATGAGTGAGTGTCTACATGTATATCCGTAAAGTCCATGTCTTTTCTATATAATTTGTATCTTCGTATTATTGAAGATATCATCTTATCTAAAGGTTTTTTTAAAAAATCGTTATAAATTTTATTTCTTTCTTCGTAAGTTGTTGCTTCTAAAAATCTAACAACGGCCAACTCTTCTGGAACATCAAAATAATTTAATTGTTTAGGTTTTCTACCTTTCTTCTTTAACTCAACATTTGTATCTCCTGTTAAATTAATAATTTCTGTCATTAAACTGTTTGTGGTTCATACTTTATGGCTCTGTCATTAATAAAAAAGTATTCTTTTTTGGCAGAGTCAATCCAAAATCTTACTTCGTCTTCTGTTAATCTATCGTCGCCATTTTTATAATTCCAAAAAATAGAACCATCTCTCAGGTTAGTGTGTTTATAACCAATCTTAGGTATTGACATAAATTTAACTGAATTATGTGTCATTCTTAAGAAGAATTCGTAACCAAATGTTAATTTGAATGAGGATTTAATTAAACCAAAATCAATAAACGATGATGTTTTAATTACCATACCAGAAATTTGAAAATTTTGATATTCTAATAAAGTTTCATTAGTTAAAATACCCATTTCAGGTGTGAAGTTTGCCGCAAATGTCGCTTCATTAGTAAATCCAGCAAATTTACCTGTTTGGTCTGTATCAACAACAATAGGTAAGAACGCGTCAACCTCTGAATACGCATTAGAGTAAACCTCAACGTTTTTGAACCAAATGCTCGAATACTCATCATCAAACTCAAATAGAGAAACCCATTTAGATTTTGCGGACCTTACACCGTAATTTATTTGTGATGCGTAGTTTGCATCTTTTGTCCACTCAACTTTAATAACGTTTAAAGTTCCAAAATCAAATTGATTGATATAATCAACAATATACGTTTCGTTAGTGTGAACGATAATTAATTCATTGATACCAACTTTTTGATTTTTTAATGACTCAATACATTTTTCAAAGTATTCAGTAAATCCGTTTGCTTTTCCTGACTTAATTGGTAAAATAACCGATACGTCAAATTTTTGTGTGTTTTCCATATTATTCTTCAATAATTTCTAGTTTAGTTAATTGTTCTTCAAATGAAGTAAGTCTTGTGTTAACGTAATCGTTAAATAACTTTACAGAAACCTCATCGAATTCTTTTTTTGTTGATAAATTCTCAACAGTTTTAATCATTTCCTCATATAAATTAGGGTTAACATTGTCCTCTAACCAATTTTGTAGGAAGTCCGCAACAAAATCTACCATTTGATTCTTATTGTTAATCCAAATACCATTATTCTCTGACATCCAAGGGGGTAGTAAGTTTGGTGTTAAACCTAAGACAGGAACTCCACAAGTCATTGACTCTAATGGGAATGTACCATAAGCACTTTTGTCATCAATCCATACAGATAAGAAACTTTCTTTTAATGCTTTGGCAAATTCTTCTTCAGATAAACCTCTCATATCTCTAAAAGTAACCCATCTATATTGTGGGAATTTTATATAGAAAGATTTAATTAAATTAACGGAATCTCTTTGTTCTCTTGAATGAACCGCAATGATTGGTTTTGGGGGTAATGTTTGTTTGGTGAATGATTCTGAAATAAACGGTCTTAAAATATCATAAGAAATACCTTTCATTAAATTTTCTAAAAACTCCATTTGAGATTCTGATGTGGTAATACATTTGTAAAAACCTAATTGTGACCAAGATTGTCCTGGTTGCAAGGTTTCCAATACGTGGTCATAAGCTTGACATAGTACAATTTTACCACAAGGTAATTTAGAAATTTGACTCATCACAAATCCGTATAATTCAGGAATAACAATAAAGTCTTCAGGTGAAACTTCTAAGTTTTCGCCTTCAATTGATTTATGGGGTAATGATGTCATGTATGATTCCCCTAACCATCCTGATACGCCAGTGTAGTCAGGTTTCTCATGTAAAATGATTGGGTTATACCCTTCATTTAATAATGACATCCCTAAATTATAGATGTAAGCAATTGATGATTTGGCGTTACCCTTAGTATCCTGAACTAAAAGATAGATTCTTGATTTCTTATCTTTCATGTTTTGGATTGACTGTTCTAATTTTGAAATTTGTTCTTTATTCATGGTATTAGTATTTGTTTAGTAATTTTTTATTTAAAAGTGTGTTAAACGCTAATTTAAATGGTATTGATATTTCTGAACCTTTACCTGCTAAGGTTTCATCAATTTCATCTGTGACATCCATAATCACTTCTAACATTAGTTTAATTGTTTCGTATTTTACTATATTAATTTGTGTACTCTCAGTTTCGCCAGAAGACGATAATGAATCTTGATTTATTTGAATGTATTCATCAATCTTGTCTAAATCCAAATAGTAATGTTCTCCTAATATTTTTAACATTATAAAATAGTTTTTAATTTATCTTTTAATTCTTTGATTGTGTTTATTGTGTGTTCCGACTTAACATTATTATTATAAATTGTTTCATATTTAATTAATATCTTATCTGATGGATGGTCTAATAATAATGCAGGATTTGCCGTAAGTAAAACATCAATTTCATTCCACATGGAGTTAATTGTTGAATTACTATAAAATTTTACTTTTTCCACTAAACAACCAAATTTTGATAGGAAGAATAATGAGGCTGGTTTTGATTTACCTATCTCATCGGAAACAATTAATAAATCGTGATTGTCCCTTAAGTTAACATATATTTCATTTAAATCGTTAAATGTTGAATACTCTGATGACTGTGAATGACCAAATACTTCCATTGGGAATTCTTCATACAGAAATGTGAATAATTCATCATCAGATTGAAAGGTGAAATGACTTCTAAGGTCCAAACTTGTTACGGGAAGATTTATCTCATATTTAAAGGAATCCTCATCTTCAAGACCGTCCGTTTTATCTATCATATATTTTTGATAGGTTTGTTCTATTTTATCCAATGTGTTTCGTAGAACTCCATTAATTTCTATACCTATTCTCATATACATAAAAAAATATGTAAAAAACCCAATAAGTAAATTAAATTAAATTTATACTTATTGGGTTAATAATAATTTTAGTTTTCGTATCTTTTTAAGATTTTACTTATTAAAGGATTTCTAACAACATCTTCGTGGTTGAATTCAAATGTTCCGATGTCATCTAAATTTTGAAACTTTTGTAGTGCGTCCCATAAACCTGTTTGAGTTTTGTCTTTATGTCGGTCAAATTGTTCTAAGTCACCTGAAAGGAAGAACTTAGAATTAAACCCAATTCTTGTCAATAGTAATTTCATTTGACTTGGAGTTGAGTTCTGAGCCTCCTCAAACAATAGAATTGAATTGTCAATATTCATACCTCTCATGTACGCTAACGCAAAAACTTCAATTGCCTCAATTTCTTTTAATTTTTCTCTAGCTTCTTTACCAATAATTTTATTTAATAAATAATACGATGGGAAAATATAAGGGTCTAATTTTTCTTCAACATTGCCAGGAAGTGACCCTAATTTTTCTTCTGCTTCAACCGCAGGTCTTACGATAATAATTTTTTCATAAGGTGTTGTTGGGTCTGACAATAAGTCCACCGCAGCTTTCATGGCAATATAACTTTTACCAACACCAGCAGGTCCTGAACAAATAGTAATTTGACTATTAGTTAAAATGTCATAATACTTTTTTTGATTTACGCTTAAAAACTTTTCTTTAGTTTTTCTTTTAATAATCTGACTAATTAAGTCTTTTTTACTCACCGGTTTATTGGTGGTCTCCGGAGTGGGGGTTATTGTTGGTTTTCTTTTTCGTTGTTCAGCCATAGTTAAATTGTTATTGGGTATCTTAATCGGTTATATATTGATAAATTCATTATACCATTACTTTAATTATTAATCATTTGTGTAAATTACTGTAGTACTGGTATGTATTTTTTTAATTTATCATAATTTTTATTAACAAACGGCACTAATCCATTTTGATAGTCGTTCTTTAATTCTATGTCATTTGATTGTTGAACCCCCCTTGTTTGGCTTTCATAATGGTAAGCAACTGAATTACCATCAATTAAATTTTCAAAACCTAAGGATAGACATTTTAAATTTAATTCAACATCTTCAAAACAAGATTGGTAGACCTCATTAAAATAACCGCATTTTTCAAACATTGTTTTTCTAATCATTAGTAATGCCGCTGTTGAACCTACTACCTTGGATATGTTTGTATAATATCCGTAGTATGTACGTAACCCAATATGAGTTGCTTGTAGTCTTTTTAATTTGTCCACAAAAACAGTAATCCCATTATGTTGTACTGTGTTATTTTCGTAATGTAATCGACACCCAACGGTTCCAGTTTTATTGGTGTCTTTGAATATCTTTAACATGTTATATATTACATTATTCAGTATTTTAATATCGTTATTACAAAATAAAATAAATTCATACTCATTAGGTATATGGTTTGTAACCACATCATTATTTATTTTTGCAAAATTGTAATAATCATATTCAATTAAAGTGATGTTATTCTTATTACTAATTAACTCTTTTAATTTTGTTTTACTATCATCAGAGGAGCCAGTGTCGGCGATAAAAATATGGAAAAGAGTGGGGTTACAATGTTCGTAAAATGATTCAACGCAATTTTGGATTAATTCAAACTTATCTTTTGTTGGGATAATAATTGCAACTTTACCAATATTTTTAATTGGTTTTTCAATTACTTTAGGAACGTAAACACTGTTAGGTTTTAAATCTAATGGTAATATAGACAAGAATTTCTCTAAAAATTTAACCTTACTTTCAAAAAATTCGTTATTCGGTTGTCCTACAGATTCATGTGTGATGTCAAAAGAAAACGTAACACCAATCTTAACATTTTCAATATAATTACTTAAACAAAACGGATGGTCATAAAAGTGAAATTTCCCAATCGTTTCGTCAAACGTGTTTTTAATTTTTGTTTTGTCGAATGACATAAATAACCCATCAATAGTTACAACAGGTATCAGTTGAGGTATTTTTGCAGAATATTTGTTAATCCATTTATTTTGACCTACAGGGTGGTGATAAACATGACCAACCATAGTTGTTCTCATTTCCTCCCAGTATACCCCTGATTCAGGGAAATAACATGACCCCGCCTTACCAATAATTCCATAGTCAGGATTATTTTCAAAATCACTAACTAGTTTCTTACCCCAATTTTTTTCTAATTTAATGTCGTTATGACAACAAACAACAATATCATATATAGATTGTGATATACCTTTGTTATATACCTCAGCCAAACTATACTGATTATTGTTTTGGAATTCTAATATCTGTACATTTTTTAACCCAACAGTTTGTAACAAATGTTGTTTAAATTTGTTATTATATGTTTCGTCTTTATGGGTTGAATATATTATTGTTATCATATATGGTTATCTCAATAAATTATAGATGGATAATGGTTTATTAAAGTGTGTTTTAGTTAATGATTTGTTATAACATTCTTTTGCAAAATGCCCATCAGCATCATACTTGTTTATAAAAAATTGACTAACCCCAACAGTATTTCTTGAAATAATAAAATTGTGACTATCAATCTGTCTAACATCTATTACTTTACCAACAAGTCTTGTGGTTCCATCTTTGTTTAATTGTATAAATGAAATAAAGTCAGAATTACAATTCTTAATTGTTTCCCATAATTCAGGATGTACTGAGGTGTCATCATCATTAAAGTATATATAACCATCATCAATTATGTTTAAAGCATAATTTCGTTGGGCATGACCAACTACACTACCTTTTTCTCTATATAAATGTGGCTCACAATTTAATGGGATTAATTCCTTTTTTGGTAGTTCATCCATATCAAAGACAACAATCCATCTATAATTTTCTTTTGGTATATTAATAGTTTCACTAATTACATGTAGATTCTCAGGTCTACTACACGGTGTAATAATATTTAAAAACATTGTTAATTAATTTTAATTACCCAACTAGTATCTTGGAACGTTTTATTTGGTTCACCCACTTTTTCTTTAATTGATTGGACTACCCCACTCCATACAGGATGAAAATCATGACCACCAATAAAACCACCTTTAACAATTAATGGTTTATAATTATCAATATCTTTATTTACTTGGGCATAAGTGTGAATACCATCAATATAAATAAAATCAAAACTTTCATTAATTAATTCATTAATTGCGTCATCAGATGTTTGTTTGATTAAACGGATATTACTGAATGTTTTAGTATTTGATATAAATTCTTCGTATACCTTATTTAAATCCATATGATAACAAGTTATATCATTTAAGTCATAATCATTAAGAAATGGGTCTATTGAGATAACTTCTTTAAAATGTTTCGCAAATATTTTAGTAGACTCACCAGCATACGAACCAATCTCAACCATTCTCATTTTAGTAGTATCCCCAAATTCATTCAGATATTGTATTAAATCCATTAAACCTTTGGTGTAATGCTCATCTCTCATTACATATAGTTTATTAATTTTTTCTTTATTTACCATTTTTTTAAATTTGTAAAATTTTTATGAGGGTAAATAGAACCATTGGTGTAGTTATTAAAACTACTTAGAATTCTATTTGGGTGTTCATTAATATGTTCAGAGTCTTTTATAAAAATAGAAACATAATCCGACCATATATCCATTTCTTTATCACTAGTGTAGAGCTCAAGAACCTCACAATTATACCCATTACGTTTACCCCAATTAGACATGGCGTTTCCACTATCAGGAAAAAATCTCCAGCAGTCAACAGGATATCTATGAAAATCCCCGTTTGATGGTGCGTTTAAATAAAAAAGACCTGAAGGTTTCAGAACCCTCATAATTTCCAAAAAATTCAACCAAAAAAATTCACTATGTTCAAAACAAGATGAACTAATAACATAATCAAAAGAGTTATCTCCAAAAGGTAAGACATATTGGTCTTCAAGTACGACATCAACACCAGGTCCTGAGCCTAAATCAACCCCAATATATTCCATATTTTCAGGGGATAATGAACGGATGTTAAACCCTCCAATATAAGAACCAATTTCTAATATTTTACCCGAATCTTTTTTATTATAAATGTAATTCGTAAAAAATCTTTTTGAGTTATCTTCAGCAGTTTTGTGCATAATATTAATTATATACCTGTAGAACCAAATCCGTTATCGTTTCTATCTTTTTTGGCCACTTCATTTTTTTCATCTAAATAAACCCAACCACCATTAACTACGGGGCATAAAACTGCTTGAGCAACTTTCATACCTTTAGTAATTGTAAAAGGTTCTTTATTTGTGTTGAATATAATCACTTTTACTTCACCTGTGTATCCATTATCCACTGTTCCTGGTGAGTTTAAACACATTAAACCTTGATTAATTGCCAATCCACTTTTAGACCTAACTTGGATTTCATAACCATCTTTAATATCAAACGATAGTCCAGTTGGGACTAACCCTCTACCAAGACCTTCAATTGTCACATCTTCAACTGAATATAAATCAAAGCCAGAATCACTTGCGTAATTATAACTTGGTGTAACCGCATCAAGATGTAGTTTCGTAAATCCTAAATCCAGTTTAGGTTTATAGTTTTTCATATCAACTTCTAATTGTTTGACATCAATACCAAACTCGTCAAGTATTTGATTATAGTCAATATCATCATTTTCTGGCGTTGATAACATTAATTTTAACTCTTCCGCTTTTTTCTTTAAAAAATCTAAATCAAATTCTTCTGTCATTATTTAAGTTCTTTTAATTTTTTTATCACCTCAATTAATACGTTAACATCTCGTTCGCAGTATTCTGAGATTTCTTTTAATTTTCCGTGATTCCAATATGAATCGTGTACTTTATCACCAGTAATTTCGCCCTCTTTTGAAGATGGAACATCCATTGACGCACACATTAAGTCTAATGAACCAATTGCAGTGTAAGCACCGTATTGCCAAATTTCTTTAGTGTCAATAGCTTTAATTTCCCATGGTTTTGTATCGTATGATGGTAGAATTGATGGTGGAAGTAATCCATTAATAATCATTCTTTTGGCAATCATCGGAATATCAAAATTCTTTAAATTATGACCACACAAAAAGAAATCCAATTTTCCGCAACGGTCCAATAATTTCTGACAATCACGTAATAATTGTTTCTCATCATCACCAAAAAAGGTTTGTTTTTTAACTTCACCATTATCCATAACAAAGGCGACACTAACACATACAATCTTTGCAAATTCGGGAACCAATGAGGTTCTTGTTGAAAATATAATATTTTGTCTTTCATCTTCATTTTCTCCCTTAGTTGAGTCTTCGGGGAATCGTTTTAAAAACCAATCTAAATACTTATCAAATTGATGTGCAATCTCGGGATGATTTTTAACACAAGTGTCAAAGTCTTTTTCAATCCCAACGGTTTCTATGTCAAGAAACAAAATTTTAGTAATAGGTATTTTAATCATTTGTATCTAAATTTTTTATTATTTCAGGATTTTGTTTTAATGTTTGTATTGTGATTAAATCTTTAATTTTAGTTGTTGACCAATTGTGAGACCTTGTAGTGTAAACGACATTAACTGGTAGATGGTCTCCTGTAAATCGTTTACCAATATAATCGTCACCCAAAATTCTAACATCAGGTTTAAAAAACTCAATTAGTTTTACTAAATCTTCTTCAGTTTGATATGTTACAACGTCATCAACATACTTTATTGACATCAAAGTTTTATATCTTTCATATAATGGAACAACTGGTTTATACTTTGTAAATCTTGTTTCGGACGGGTCTCTTTGTAAAAAAACCATAAAGTAATCACAATGTTCTTTTGCCGCTTCAAAAGTGTAAATATAACCTGGGTGTAGTAAATCAAAATTACCTGCGGTGAACCCAACTTTACCTTTTTTATTATACATATTATTTATTTAATTAATGATTTATAAAATTCTGCTCTATCTTTAGTTACGTTATTTAAATCGTATTTGTCTTTAACTGTTTCATATAATCTTTCCCCCATATCAGTAATTAAATTAGGGTTTTGGATTAACTTTTTAATATGTTTAGACCAATCACTATGATTTCTATGTTCAGGAACTAACATTGCGTTACCATCAACAAAATTACCATTTTTTAAACAATGTTTCAAGTCAATTGTATAAGGACCAATTTCTGAAGCAATTAACGCTTTCTTATAAAATCCTGCCTCAATAACTTTTAATTGGGATTTCATTCTATTAAAGATGTGATTTTTAATTGGTGATAAAGAAATATCAAGCTTTGAATAATTCATTGCGTAAGATGTTACAGGTTTAGTCCATACTCTAACATAAGGTAATTCTTTGTTAGAAACATAATCACCTTCTTTATATTCTATTAAAAATTTTTTATAATCTTCATCCACTAAATTATAGTTGTTTGTAAAAATTTCTTCATATTTTGACCATACAGTTTCATGAGGTAAAATATCTCTACGTTTTTGTTCACCTGTTTGCGGATTAATTTCAGTAACACTACCTCTAGTGTCAAAACCACAAATAACATATTGAATTTTGTTATTAATTTCAGAACCGTTTTTTTGTGTAAAACCTTGTAATAACATTAAGTCATGTAAGTGAGATGAACCACCTAACCACCCAACTCTGATTCTATCTGATTTGACAGTCGGTTGATTAAATTGAGGTTCTTTTGGGTTAATTGCGTTAGGGAATACAACAACGTTCTTATTAAATTTTATAATTTCATTTGCAAAAATATCCGTTGTTGTCATAACATAATCGGCTTCTTTTAAATTTGCAACAATTTTTTCGTTAATTTTTTGTTGTACAATTATTTGATGAATAGGATGTTCTTTTGTCGGTAACCAATAATCATCAATATCAACAATGACAATAACCCCAATTGATTTTAAATTTCTAATAATATTAGGTGTATTATCGTAGTTACTTCCAATATTTCTATGTACGTGTACAATTTGGTATTTACTCCAATAACTCGGGTCACCAATTCTTGGTTCGTAGTCAATGTCTACGTGAAAGTCATCGGGATATAGATTTTGTAAGTGTACGTGGGGGTCGACCGAGCGAAATTTCCCAACACCACTTTTATCACTTGGTAGTACTAAAACATTAATTTTTTCTTTCATATTATAAAATTCTCTAAAAAATATAATAAGAAATTAAAGAAATATCAACCGTATTAAAATAAAAAAACCCCACATAGTTATGAGGGGGTTTTTTATTTAATGTAAACTTCTCTTTAAGGTATTTTTTTTATCTTAGTAACCTTACCCTCAAATATATGTTTACCTACCTTAAAGGAAAATATTTCATTTGATTTTTGGGTGGATTCGGCAATTAATCCATTTTCTTGTAGCACTTCTTCAACAACCTCTCTTAATAATTCTTTTAAAGTTGATAAATCTTGAGTTGGTATTGATTGTTCTACCATTCTATTTGGTTGATGGCCTTTTGGACTTCCTTTAGCATCAAGATTCATTAATCTAGACGCTTTATCAATCAAATCATTAGATAATGACGGCCCCGCCATTGAGTTTGGTTGATTGATGGGGTGTTCTATCATTAATCTTTTAATCTCATCAGGTAATTTAGAAGACATTACTCTATCTTTAGTTATTGGTTGTTGATGTGATGGGGATGATTGAGTAACTGATTCCTGCATAAATTCTTGTGGTAAATTATATTTAGCTTGTGGAGCTTCATAATTTTCTACCGTTGGACTTGTCATATTTAAATTATTACCCGACCTTGGGGTGTTATTATGCTTATCCATAATAGCTTTAGATATCATTAATTTTTCTATTAAGTCGTTTTCGTTTGTCATATCTTATATTATTGGAGGTTGTTAATTAAACACTGCGTTAATAATAATTCTATTCATGCTTTTGTCTCCTGATGGATTATACCCTGGTTTAGACGATTCAAATTTTTCTCCCGTTGGTTTAAATGATAATATTTTATCAACTCTGAATAATCTCCACCCTGGTAAAGGTTGTTCTCCCTTATATGCGGTATGAGAAGACCCTTCATTATCCCAAGCTCTTAAAACAGGATTATCTGACTTACTATACCCAAGACAAACAGGTTCAATTTCTCTTAACCCTCTACCACCTGGTTCATCACCATCATAGTAAATTACTATCTTATCTCTTTTTTTTATAGCATCAACGATTGAATCAATCGATGCTACTTCTAAAATAAGGGATTTAACTGTATTGTAAAGTTTCATTACGCACTTGGTGTAGTGTATGGTGAGTTAGGTTTAAATTCATTAATAACTATCTCAGCCTTTCGTTCTAAGATGTCTTGAATTGCTCCCGCACCTTGATTATAAACATCTAAAAATCCTCCAGTACCTTTACCTTGAGCATCGCCATCAGCGATAGCGTCAGGATTAACTGCCGAATATTGATTTGTTGGTTTATAATCATTCTTTGGGAATAACTTTGCTCTTTCCATGTCAGCGATTGATGACAAGTCATTTTTAGGTTGTTCAAACACAATTGGGTCTATTGTCGCCATATTATATTATTTTTTTAATTAAATTGTTTATTCTGATTAGATTCTCCATAATAGCGGTATCATATTTATCAACAGTTGCTTTATGACTTTTACTTGGTCTATTAATTGTTGTCATGTCATTCTTTTCATGTGGCTGAATAAATTGATTAGGCAAAACCTCAGATTTATTCTTTTTAGTATTGTATACATTATCTCTCATTGAAGTTAAAGTATTGTGAACCCAATTCTTAACATAATGGCCACCATTCAATATATAAGATAAATCATTTTCATCACCCTCAAACTTATCAAACCAATTTTTCATTCGTTTTAATTGTTGATATGTAACCTCACGACTATCTCTTAGTTCTTTGTTTCTCTTATAACCCTCAACACTTTCGTCAGCACCTCCTGCGGCATCATGGCACTGTTGTAAATAACTTACAACCTCCTCAGGTAGGGAAAATTTATTTCCGTATAAGTCCTTATTCATTTGATTTTAATATGTTAATTAATTTAGAAATACTGATACCTTCTTTATCCGCTAATTTTTTAATTGATTGTAAATTTTTAACTAATATCTTACTAACGCTTTCATCACGTTTTACAACGTCTGAACTATCTTTAGATTTCTTAGTTAAGATATCCTCAACCATTTTAATCATTTTTTCTTTTTGTTGTTCTTCAATACTATCTTTTTCAGAAAGTCTTTGTTTTAATTTGCCATTAACTTTTTTAGCTTTAGGTAATTTACCAAATTCTTTCGCTCTTTGTACCGGATTTTCAACACCCATTTTTTTCAATATATTTACCGTTTGTCTAAAATCTTTTCCTTCGGTCTCAACATACCCAAAGGCTTCTGAATAATCAACTTCCGAAACAATATTTTCTTTTTTGTCTTCACTCTCACCATAATAAACACGGTAACCTCTTGTTACAGGGTCATTAGTTGTTCTAGCCATAACAACAGTCTGGTCCATTGTTTTTCTTGGTGAAAGGGTTAAATTTATTAAAGGAATTTTTGAACTTAACATTGTTCCATCAGAATCAACTAACTCTCCAATCTCACCTGAAGATTTTTTTACATCTTTTAATTTATCCTCAATATCTTTTGTTGTTTGTTTTTCTTTTGAGTTTAAAACATTATATACAACATCTTTAACTTTTTTTGCATCTTTTTTATCGAAGTCTATTTTTTTGTCTTTTTTTCTAGATTCACTTAAAGTGTTAGCAATAGAATAGTATAAGGAGATTTGGTTACCCCTATCTTTTAGAAAGAAGTAATAATTATTACTGTAGTATTCTTTGTTAAAATTTATCATAACATATTTTTCAATAAATACTTCGATTTGGAGTATTTATCATAAAAAAGATGGCAAGTCAAAATATAAATCAGTATTATCGTCCAAATTGGTCTCTAAAACTTAATTTAGACTCTAGTGATATGTCTTTGACCTCAGATGAACAAGACTACAATCAAGAAGTTGTTTTTTCACCATATTTGATTGCTCAAACATATGGAGACAGACTCCCAATTTATTTTGACATTAACAATCCTTTAAGTGTTCAAAATCAAACACTTTTGTATAAACAATACAATAATAATAATATTTTTGTATCTCAAAATTATTACAACCCAAATAATGAAGATTTAACTTGTTATTCATCATCAACATCATGTGATATTGGGTTAACAGGTATTGATAATGGATTAGTCGACCAAATGACCGGTGAAACGATAACATTTACTAAAGGATTATACTCTGATTATTTGAAATTTAATAGAATGTACTATGACCGAAGACTTAAGTTACACCAAGTTACAGGTCACACTATGTCACCTAATGTAAGATTTTCAGGATTCAATAAAACCGTGTTATACGAAGTTGTTAGTAAATCAAGCCCTTTTGAAGGTAGGTACCACGAATTATACGGTGGGTTTTATCAAGGATTTTATAAGTTATTTGGGTTTGATTATGAAGTTTTCCCTGAAAGAATGAATAAAGGGTGGTCGGTTGAGATGGTATTAAAACCAAGATTATTCAACGAACACACTCCATTACCAAATGAAACAACTCTTAATGAAATTTATCCAAATAATAAAAATACTTTTTTTTATTTTGGGACTAGAGCTGAAAATAAATTTTATCACCATGCAAGTGGTAGTCCATTATGTTTTTCAGGTTATAATAGAGTTACATCAGGTTTAACTGAACTACAAACATGTGCATGTTGTAATAGAACAATTACGGATAGTAGATGTATTTTTGTTTATCCACCTAGGTCAGTGAATAATATCCATGACCCTCACGTTAATTATGGTTGTGGTAGTTGTAAGGGAGACCCACAAAAAAAAATTACGTGTGGTTGTGATTGTAATTTAGACCCATGCGAAACTTGTGGATGGGAGTGTCAAACACACGTATGTAGTACGGTTATTGAACCAACCCCAACACCTTCACCAACGCCAACCCCAATACCTGATTGTGAACTACCACCTGTTTGCTCTCCATCATGTGATGTTTGTACACCAACCACGACTTGTTATAATTGTAATACAGGATTTACATCAATTGAAAATACTTGTGAGACAAACCCAATATATGATTCTATGTCAAACGCGTTATCTTTTAGATTATGTGGCGACCCAAAAAACCCTGGTATTGGTGTTAGAATGTTAAAATTTACAGGAGATTGTGTTACTACAGGCTCTTGTGAAACAAGTGGAATTACTTACACTACAGGACACACTATTGTTGATTATTGTACGCCGCCAATTTACCCTACATGTTTATTAGAGAATCCTGCGTGGTTAGATGAGGAACATTGGTTCCAAGTAGACGCGGTATGGGAAAGATATACATGGTTAGATACTTGCGATTTATGGTATCGAGGAGGACTTGGTGATATAACTGAAAAACTTTATTTAGAGTCACTAGCCAATAATGCATCGTCATTAATAACTGTACCATACACACAAATTGACTGTAAACCATCAGAACAAATCGAACTGGTCAGGTTAAATGAAAAATGGTTAATTGATAAATTATACAGAAACGGAAGACTTAAAATTTATGTTAATGGTAAGTTATTCCATACTATAGAAAATTTTGAGGAAATCATCCCAAGAGGATTAGATACTGACAAAGAAAAACAAGTTGGGGTTCCGTTTAATATATCGTGGGGTGGGGGTACTCAAGGACTTAGAGAAAATTTAACTTTTTCATCAATAACACAACCTTACGGACCATATATACAAGACCCTGAAAATTTCCCAATTAATGATTTATCAGGAACAACATTTAGTGGATTAAAAACTAATATATTAATTGAGCAAAATTTTGCGGGAACTTTTGATGGTGCTATTTCACAATTTAGAATGTATGTTACCCCATTATCGGCACCTGAGGTAAAACACAACTTTAATTTATTAAAAAATATTTTCAGAATGTTTAATCCTGATTGTCCTGACTGCTCAACATCGGTTTGTTTACCTAACGACTTTACCTACAAAATATCCGATGAGACAACCACAACAACCACCACGGCAAATTTAACAACAACAACTACAACCTCAAATTTAACAACAACAACTACAACCACATATTCACCAACAACAACTACAACCACATATTCACCAACAACAACTACAACCACATATTCGCCAACGCCTACACCAACAAAACAACCATCGGTAAGCTGGCCCCCAACTTCAACACCAACTTCAACACCAACACCTACGCCTACGCCTACGGTTTATACACCTGGAGAGTGTATTCGTTTTATTGATGAAGGAACGACTTGTAGTGGTACAATTGTATTACCATCAAATATAAATCCTTCACCTCAGATTAATGGTAAATCATCATATTATTTTACTTATTTTGCTCTCGCACCCCCCACCTTATTAATGAGGATTTCTTGGGATAATATAAATAATTATTGGATTTTAGAGGATATGACCACATATTATCCATTACCTGACCCACTCGCATATCTTCCTATAAATAGTCCAACACCAATTGGGTCAATGGCTCAATGGGTGGCACTACCAAGTCTTATAGGTAGTTGTCTATATGGTGGCGGTAGTGGTAGTGAGGGTCCACTTTTTCTTACGACTACCGGTATTGGAGATTGTTCACCTTGTTGCAAAACATTCCAATTATATAGTGGATTTGGACCTGGAACTGGTTCAACGTATCAAATTTTATATTGTGATAATACTGTTGAAGTTATTGATGTACCATTATATGTTACCATAACTTATAAATGTGCTATCAATGTAATTAAACTTAATGGTGGAGGAACTGTAACAGTTGTTGATATCAATTGTGATTGTGACCCAAATAATCTAACTTTATTTAATGAGCAAAAATTAGGTAGAATATTTATTGAGGACAAAAGAGATAACAAATATTTAATTCAAGATAAATTAACAATACCTAAAACAACTATAACTAAAAAAGAATGGGATGGTAATGTTTGGTGGGGTAATCAAGGCAACACACCGCAATGTGTTGGTTATGCTTGGGCACATTGGATTTGTGATGGGCCAATAACTCATAGAGGAGCTTTACCAATAATCCAACCATCGTTGATTTATCGTGAAGCTCAAAAGGTTGATGAATGGCCGGGTGAAAGGTATAACGGTACGTCTGTTAGAGGTGGTGCAAAATATCTAATGAGTTCAGGTAAAATATCATCATACTTATGGGCGTTTGATATTAACACACTAATTAATACTGTGTTAAATGTTGGACCAGTCGTTGTTGGAACCAATTGGTATTATAATATGTTTTTTCCTAATAAAAATGGTTTAATTCGTTTAAGTGGACATATTGCGGGAGGACACGCTTATGTTATTAATGGAGTGAACACCATCACAAAACAATTTAGAATTAAAAATAGTTGGGGGAAAGCTTGGGGAGTTTCAGGACATGCCTATATAAGTTTTTCAGATATGAAAAGACTAATAATAGAAAGGGGTGAAATCTGTTTAGCAATAGAGAAACCTTTCTAATTACAACGTTAACCTTCGTTCCTTGTTAGACACCAATATTATCATAAGAATTTAAACTAACAAAAAAACTAAAGATATAAATAAAATCCTCCGAAGTTTTGGGGGATTTTTTGTTTTATAAAAGAGTTAAAGTAAACACCAACTATTTATTCAATATGACGCAAATTGAGATTACTGGAGTTTTTGGAGTTACATTACCGTATAATTTATATGTATGTGATGTCTATGGTAATCAATGTGTTTTGTTGGCAACTGTTAACGTTTCTGTACCACCCGCAATATCAATGTTACTACCTACACAATTTGATTCGGCACCATCTGTTGGTGTTAAAATTATTGATTTTTTGGGGTGTGAGAAGTTTGGAATAATTTATTGTGGTTTAATCACATCTCTTAGTGATTACCAAAATGGGGAATCTTTTATTTTTATGGATGCAAATATTTATACAGTTGAAACCCAATAAAAACCAAATTATAAAAATATTCATATTTATACATATAGACTAATAAGATGCCGAATTATCAAAGACTGACCAAAAGACCCCAATCACTGATAGTATCGCCAGATGACATTGCACACATTGTTATTACGGGAGATACATTACAAAATCCTGCAGGTTCGTCATACAAATCAAGTATACAACAAATTGTGTATGAGTTATTACTTGGTGGTTTATTGGTTATTAGTGGTCAAAATATTTTTTCAGGAATTAATGGTGCGTTAAGAATAAGTGAGACTAATATATGAACGAAACAATTGTAATATCTAGTACCAATTATGATGGTCAAATTGTTAATGTCGTATTTAAACCTGACAACAGTATGGATGCGATTAATTTAGGTGATGTATTATTACCTTTTTTATTTGAACCCGACTTATTAATACCCCCAAGAGAAATTTATGGGACTTACACTATTTTATCGGTTAATTCAGACTGTCCTAACTTCTTATCTGTTGCTAGACCAACACCGACACCAACACCAACGCCAACAAATACACCGACAAGTACACCGACGGTAACACCAACAAATACTCCAACCCCAACTTTAGACCCATGTAAGGTTCCGACTCCAACCCCAACAGTTACCCCCACGCCAACCAATACTCCAACCAATACCCCAACACCAAGTGCAACTTGTACAAATCCTTGTGGTTGTCCTAAACCAAGTAAAACTCCAAGACCAACCCCAACTTCAACTCCTACTCCAACATATAACCCTTGTGCAACATCTACACCAACACCAACACAAACACCAACAGTAACACCAACGCCTGTAACACCTACGCCAACAGTAACACCAACACCTGTAACACCTACACCAACAAAAACACCAACAAATACTCCTACCCCAACTAACACCCCAACGCCTACATCAACCACAACTAACACCCCAACACCTACATCAACCTTAACACCAACTCCTACGCCAACAGTACCCCCAATATTTGCTTATGTGGTCCCTGAACCTCAAGACAATGGTGGTTCATCAACATCGGCGTATAAATTAGGTAGTTATATGTATTACTTAAGTGATGGTGTTACTATAGATACTAATGTTGATTGGTATGGGTATAGTAGTGGTGGATGGGCTGACCCAACAAACCCTTACTATAGTTATATGATGGATAAGTATATTTCTTACTCAGGATTTACTTTAGGTTCTGATGGTAATTTTATGACACCAGTAACATCATTTAATGGATTGATTAAACAATCCCCTGGTGTAGATACAGACGGATATGGATGTTCAATTAACCAATACACATTTGAAACTATTACAATTAGTACTTTAAATATAAACCCTAACGAATATTATTTTTATTCTGTGTGGATACCTTTATCAGGTGTTGGGGGTGTTATGAACAATATGACAATAGGTGTTGGATATATGTCATACCCTTGCAGTTTTGACCTTTTATTAACTCCGGCAACAACAATTTCAACTACTGACATTACAGTAACTTCAGGGGCGGCAATTCCTGCGGGAGTTTACCGTGTATTATATTGTTCCGTATCGACTTTATTACCACCATCTACACCATCAACAAATAATTTTTATTTCAAAGGGGAGACTAAAACTTAATTTTCGAATAATTATAATAAAAAAGATTTATGCCGTTTCCATATAAAAATCCATTAAATGCTCAACTTTCAATAGGTCCTTATACTGTCGCTAGAAATTCAGTACAAGGCACAGATTACAGTGTGCTTGGTATTGGTGGATGGATGGAAGTTGCTAATCTTAGTGACCTTTCATTAACCTTTTCGGGAATTGGGTTACAAACTTTATCCGCAAACACAATACCAATCAATTTATATATTGGTAATGGGACACCATTTAACCCATCATACATTAATTTAAATTCGGATAATTTTTCATCAGGAAGAAGAAGAATTGGTATGATTGCTTATGTTAATGAAACAGGATTTGCATATCAATATCAGATTGATAATTATGAAACACTATGGAACGCAGCCACAGGTGCAACAGGTACGGTTACATTTAACCCTTATGACACCCAAGTTAAAAATAATAGTGTTGCAGGTCAAAATTTTATAAATGCGTGGACAGGTTCAACTATTGAAGGTGTATCAGGGACTACAAGAACAAATGCTAGATGGAGAATATTTCCTGAAGATTGTTGTTTAACAGGGGGAACTTATTTTTCTGCAACTAGTCAATTAGATTTATATAATAGTGATGGTACTACGGTAGTTGTTACAGGTATTACCGCATCAGGGGGTGGTTCAGGAACTTCAGGTTCAAGTGGGACATCCGGCTCAAGTGGTTCTTCAGGAACTAGCGGAACATCAGGTTCAAGTGGAAGTTCAGGGAATGACGGAAGTTCAGGAACTAGCGGAACAAGTGGTAGTAGTGGTTCTTCAGGAACTAGCGGAACATCTGGCTCAAGCGGAAGTTCAGGTTCAAGTGGAAGTTCAGGAAATAACGGTTCTTCAGGAACTAGCGGAACATCAGGGTCTAGTGGTATTAGTGGGGTGAACGGTTCTTCAGGAACTAGCGGAACATCAGGTTCAAGCGGTAGTAGTGGTTCTTCAGGTGATAGCGGTTCTTCAGGTTCAAGTGGAAGTTCAGGTTCAAGTGGTGATAGCGGTTCTTCAGGAACTAGTGGAACATCAGGTTCAAGCGGAAGTTCAGGTTCAAGCGGTTCTTCAGGAGATAGCGGTTCTTCAGGAACTAGCGGAACATCAGGCTCAAGCGGTTCTTCAGGAGATAGTGGTTCTTCAGGAACTAGCGGAACATCAGGTTCAAGCGGAAGTAGTGGTTCTTCAGGAACAAGTGGCTCAAGCGGAAGTTCAGGGAATGACGGTTCTTCAGGAACATCTGGCTCAAGCGGAAGTTCAGGTTCAAGTGGTTCAAGCGGAAGTTCAGGGAATGACGGTTCTTCAGGAACTAGCGGAACATCAGGCTCAAGTGGAAGTTCAGGTTCAAGCGGTTCTTCAGGAGATAGCGGTTCTTCAGGGACTAGCGGAACATCAGGCTCAAGCGGTTCTTCAGGAGATAGTGGTTCTTCAGGAACTAGCGGAAGTTCAGGTTCAAGTGGTGATAGTGGTTCTTCAGGAACAAGTGGCTCAAGCGGAAGTTCAGGGAATGACGGTTCTTCAGGAACATCAGGTTCAAGTGGAAGTTCAGGTTCAAGTGGCTCAAGCGGAAGTTCAGGGAATGACGGTTCTTCAGGAACTAGCGGAACATCAGGTTCTTCAGGAACTAGCGGAACATCTGGCTCAAGTGGAAGTTCAGGTTCAAGTGGAAGTTCAGGGAATGACGGTTCTTCAGGAACTAGTGGTTCAAGTGGAAGTTCAGGGAATGACGGTTCTTCAGGAACTAGCGGAACATCAGGGTCTAGTGGTGTTAGTGGTTCTTCAGGAACAAGTGGCTCAAGCGGAAGTTCAGGGAATGACGGTTCTTCAGGAACTAGCGGAACATCAGGGTCTAGTGGAAGTTCAGGTTCAAGTGGTGATAGTGGTTCTTCAGGAACATCTGGCTCAAGTGGAAGTTCAGGTTCAAGTGGTTCAAGCGGAAGTTCAGGGAATGACGGTTCTTCAGGAACTAGCGGAACATCAGGGTCTAGTGGTATTAGTGGGGTAAACGGTTCTTCAGGAACTAGCGGAACATCAGGTTCAAGCGGTTCTTCAGGAACTAGCGGAAGTTCAGGTTCAAGTGGTGATAGTGGTTCTTCAGGAACTAGCGGAAGTTCAGGTTCAAGTGGTTCTTCAGGAACAAGTGGCTCAAGTGGAAGTAGTGGTTCTTCAGGAACAAGTGGCTCAAGCGGAAGTTCAGGGAATGACGGTTCTTCAGGAACTAGCGGAACATCTGGTTCAAGTGGAAGTTCAGGTTCAAGTGGTGATAGTGGTTCTTCAGGAACTAGCGGAACAAGTGGAACAGATGGTTCTTCAGGAACTAGCGGAAGTTCAGGTTCAAGTGGTGATAGTGGTTCTTCAGGAACTAGCGGAACAAGTGGTTCTTCAGGAGATAGTGGTTCTTCAGGAACTAGCGGAACATCTGGTTCAAGTGGAAGTTCAGGTTCAAGTGGTGATAGCGGTTCTTCAGGAACAAGTGGAACAAGTGGAATAGATGGTTCTTCAGGAACTAGCGGAACAAGTGGTACAGATGGTTCTTCAGGAACTAGCGGAACAAGTGGGACAGATGGTTCTTCAGGAACTAGCGGAACAAGTGGTACAGATGGTTCTTCAGGAACTAGCGGAAGTTCAGGTTCAAGTGGTGATAGTGGTTCTTCAGGAACTAGTGGAAGTTCAGGTTCAAGTGGTGATAGTGGTTCTTCAGGAACTAGTGGAAGTTCAGGTTCAAGTGGTGATAGTGGTTCTTCAGGAACTAGCGGAACAAGTGGTTCAAGTGGTACAGATGGTTCTTCAGGAACAAGTGGTACAGATGGTTCTTCAGGAACTAACGGAACATCTGGCTCAAGTGGAACATCAGGTACAGATGGTTCTTCAGGAACTAGCGGAACAAGTGGTTCAAGTGGTACATCAGGCACAGATGGTTCTTCAGGAACTAGCGGAACAAGTGGCACAGATGGTTCTTCAGGAACTAGCGGAACAGATGGTTCTTCAGGAACAAGTGGAACAAGTGGAACAGATGGTTCTTCAGGAACTAGCGGAACAGATGGTTCTTCAGGAACAAGTGGAACAAGTGGAACAGATGGTTCTTCAGGAACTAGCGGAACAGATGGTTCTTCAGGAACAAGTGGAACAAGTGGAACAGATGGTTCTTCAGGAACTAGCGGAAGTTCAGGTTCAAGTGGTGATAGTGGTTCTTCAGGAACTAGCGGAACAAGTGGTTCAAGTGGTTCTTCAGGAGATAGTGGTTCTTCAGGAACTAGCGGAACAAGTGGTTCTTCAGGAGATAGTGGTTCTTCAGGAACAAGTGGTTCATCGGGTTCAAGTGGTACAGATGGTTCTTCAGGAACAAGCGGTTCATCGGGTTCAAGTGGTACAGATGGTTCTTCAGGAACAAGCGGAACATCAGGGTCTAGTGGAACAAGTGGTACAGATGGTTCTTCAGGAACTAGCGGAACAAGTGGAACAGATGGTTCTTCAGGAACTAGCGGAACAAGTGGAACAGATGGTTCTTCAGGAACTAGCGGAAGTTCAGGTTCAAGTGGTGATAGTGGTTCTTCAGGAACTAGCGGAAGTTCAGGTTCAAGTGGTGATAGTGGTTCTTCAGGAACTAGCGGAACAGATGGTTCTTCAGGAACAAGTGGAACAAGTGGAACAGATGGTTCTTCAGGAACTAGCGGAACAAGTGGAACAGATGGTTCTTCAGGAACTAGCGGAACAAGTGGAACAGATGGTTCTTCAGGAACTAGCGGAACAAGTGGAACAGATGGTTCTTCAGGAACAAGTGGAACTAGCGGAACAGATGGTTCTTCAGGAACAAGTGGTACAGATGGTTCTTCAGGAACTAGCGGAACAAGTGGTTCAAGTGGTACATCAGGCACAGATGGTTCTTCAGGAACTAGCGGAACAAGTGGCACAGATGGTTCTTCAGGAACAAGTGGCACAAGTGGAACATCAGGTTCAAGTGGAACAAGTGGGGGAAATGGTATATCTGCGGGACAAATTTATTATTTCAACGAAAGTCAGAATAGTGATGTTTCAGGATATAAAGTGTTATCAACAGAACCATCAACCGCAACAACACAAACGGTTACAACAAATTTAACGGGAAATCAACAAAATGTTTTAGTTTCTGATTACATAACACCACAATTAGGTTTTTCGGTAATTCCAGGTGGTGTACAAAGATTTCATTTACACTATCTAAAACAAGCATCAAATGATAATATAGATGCATATGTTGAAATTCAATTAACGGATTCAAGTGGAACTCCAATAGGTCCAACAATAACATCTAACATTGCCTTAATTGGTTGGGTAAGTAATGTGATACCAGTTGAGGTAAATGTTGATATAGTAATACCGACAACAACAATTGACCCAACAAATAGAATGATTGTTAGGTTATATTTGAATAATGAGACATCATCGTCAAAATCGGTAGTATATTATACTGAAGGTAATTCATATTATTCTTTTGTATTAACATCGGTTGGTGCAATTGCGGGTTCTTCAGGAACAAGTGGGTCATCAGGTATAAGTGGTTCATCAGGTTCAAGTGGAAGTTCAGGTTCAAGCGGTGATAGTGGTTCTTCAGGAACTAGCGGAACAAGTGGTTCTTCAGGAGATAGTGGTTCTTCAGGAACTAGCGGAACATCTGGTGGTTCAGGAAGTTCAGGTTCAAGTGGTTCTTCAGGAACTAGCGGAACAAGTGGTTCAAGTGGTTCTTCAGGAACTAGCGGAACATCTGGTAGTTCAGGAACTTCAGGGTCTAGTGGTATTAGTGGGGTGAACGGTTCTTCAGGAACTAGCGGAACAGATGGTAGTTCAGGAACTAGCGGAACAAGTGGTTCTTCAGGAGATAGTGGTTCTTCAGGAACTAGTGGAACATCAGGTTCAAGTGGAAGTTCAGGCTCAAGCGGAAGTTCAGGTTCAAGCGGTTCTTCAGGAACTAGCGGAACATCAGGTTCAAGTGGTACTTCAGGAACTAGCGGAACATCTGGCTCAAGTGGAAGTTCAGGTTCAAGTGGTTCTTCAGGAGATAGTGGTTCTTCAGGAACTAGTGGAACATCAGGTTCAAGTGGAAGTTCAGGCTCAAGCGGAAGTTCAGGTTCAAGTGGTACTTCAGGAACTAGCGGAACAAGTGGTTCAAGTGGAAGTTCAGGTTCAAGTGGTTCTTCAGGAACAAGCGGTTCAAGTGGAAGTTCAGGTTCAAGTGGAAGTTCAGGTTCAAGCGGTTCTTCAGGAACTAGCGGAACATCAGGTTCAAGTGGTTCTTCAGGAACTAGCGGAACAAGTGGTTCTTCAGGAACTAGTGGTTCAAGCGGTTCTTCAGGAACTAGCGGAACATCAGGTTCAAGTGGTACTTCAGGAACTAGCGGAACATCTGGCTCAAGTGGAAGTTCAGGTTCAAGTGGTTCTTCAGGAGATAGTGGTTCTTCAGGAACTAGTGGAACATCAGGTTCAAGTGGAAGTTCAGGCTCAAGCGGAAGTTCAGGTTCAAGTGGTACTTCAGGAACTAGCGGAACAAGTGGTTCAAGTGGAAGTTCAGGTTCAAGTGGTTCTTCAGGAACAAGCGGTTCAAGTGGAAGTTCAGGTTCAAGTGGAAGTTCAGGTTCAAGCGGTTCTTCAGGAACTAGCGGAACATCAGGTTCAAGTGGTTCTTCAGGAACTAGCGGAACAAGTGGTTCTTCAGGAACTAGTGGTTCAAGTGGTTCTTCAGGAACTAGCGGAACATCAGGGTCTAGTGGTTCTTCAGGAACAAGTGGCTCAAGTGGAAGTTCAGGTTCAAGTGGTTCTTCAGGAACTAGCGGAACATCAGGTTCTTCAGGAACAAGTGGCTCAAGTGGAAGTTCAGGTTCAAGTGGTTCTTCAGGAACTAGCGGAACAAGTGGTTCAAGTGGAAGTTCAGGCTCAAGCGGTAGTAGTGGAAGTTCAGGTTCAAGCGGAACAAGTGGAAGTTCAGGTTCAAGTGGTACTTCAGGAACTAGCGGAACAAGTGGTTCTTCAGGAACTAGTGGTTCAAGTGGTTCTTCAGGAACTAGCGGAACATCAGGGTCTAGTGGTTCTTCAGGAACAAGTGGCTCAAGTGGAAGTTCAGGTTCAAGTGGTTCTTCAGGAACTAGCGGAACATCAGGTTCTTCAGGAACAAGTGGCTCAAGTGGAAGTTCAGGTTCAAGTGGTTCTTCAGGAACTAGCGGAACAAGTGGTTCAAGTGGAAGTTCAGGCTCAAGCGGTAGTAGTGGAAGTTCAGGTTCAAGCGGAACAAGTGGAAGTTCAGGTTCAAGTGGTACTTCAGGAACTAGCGGAACAAGTGGTTCTTCAGGAACTAGTGGCTCAAGTGGTTCTTCAGGAACTAGCGGAACATCAGGGTCTAGTGGTTCTTCAGGAACAAGTGGCTCAAGTGGAAGTTCAGGCTCAAGTGGTTCTTCAGGAACTAGCGGAACATCAGGTTCTTCAGGAACTAGCGGAACATCAGGTTCTTCAGGAACTAGCGGAACATCAGGTTCAAGTGGTTCTTCAGGAACTAGCGGAACATCAGGTTCTTCAGGAACTAGCGGAACATCAGGTTCTTCAGGAACTAGCGGAACAAGTGGAACATCAGGTTCAAGTGGTAGTAGTGGTTCTTCAGGAACTAGCGGAACAAGTGGTTCAAGTGGAAGTTCAGGCTCAAGCGGTTCTTCAGGAACAAGCGGTTCAAGTGGTAGTAGTGGAAGTTCAGGTTCAAGTGGTTCTTCAGGAACTAGCGGAACAAGCGGTTCAAGTGGAAGTTCAGGCTCAAGCGGTAGTAGTGGTTCTTCAGGAACTAGCGGAACATCAGGTTCTTCAGGAACTAGCGGAACAAGTGGCTCAAGTGGCTCAAGTGGCTCAAGTGGAAGTTCAGGTTCAAGTGGAAGTTCAGGTTCAAGTGGTTCTTCAGGAACAAGCGGAACAAGCGGAACATCAGGTTCTTCAGGAACTAGCGGTTCAAGTGGAAGTTCAGGTTCAAGTGGTACTTCAGGAACTACCGGAACAAGTGGTTATGATGGTAACGACGGGTCAAATAGCGGAAGATGGGCTTGGAAAGGAACAGGCGCTTATGCAGACCCTGGAGTGAACGGTTTTATTACAGACAATGCAAGTTTAGGTGGTGTTCAATACATTTCAATATCAAGATATGATATAAATGGAACTGACTATGGTAAATGGTTACTTGGTTTATATAATCTCTATGCTTCAGGTAACCAAGGATATCTACAAATTACAAATGTAGGTAATAATTCAGTTATTGGTATATGGCCAATTATTGGTGTTGCTAATAGTGTTACTTATACAGATATTGCGGTATCCTTACCGTTAGCCGCAAATGGGTCTTTGGCCGGTAAAACGGTGTTTACAATTTCATGGGTCTTCAACGGTTTAAACGGTACTTCAGGTACTAGCGGTTCTTCAGGTTCAAGTGGTACTTCAGGAACTAGAGGAACATCAGGGTCTAGTGGAACTAGTGGAACATCAGGGTCTAGTGGTTCAAGCGGAACAAGTGGTACAGATGGTTCTTCAGGAACTAGCGGAACATCAGGTTCTTCAGGAACTAGCGGAACATCAGGTTCAAGTGGTACTTCAGGAACAAATGGTTCTTCAGGAACTAGCGGAACAAACGGTTCAAGTGGTTCTTCAGGAACTAGCGGAAGTAGTGGTTCTTCAGGAACTAGCGGTTCAAGTGGTTCAAGTGGAAGTTCAGGTTCAAGCGGTTCTTCAGGTTCTTCAGGAACATCAGGTTCAAGTGGAAGTTCAGGTTCAAGTGGCTCAAGTGGTTCTTCAGGAACAAGTGGTTCTTCAGGAACTAGCGGAACATCAGGCTCAAGTGGAAGTTCAGGTTCAAGCGGTTCTTCAGGTTCTTCAGGAACTAGCGGAACATCTGGCTCAAGTGGAAGTTCAGGTTCAAGCGGTAGTAGTGGTACTTCAGGAACAAGTGGTTCTTCAGGAACTAGCGGAACATCAGGTTCTTCAGGAACTTCAGGTACTAGCGGTTCAAGTGGAAGTTCAGGTTCAAGTGGTTCTTCAGGGACTAGCGGAACAAGTGGTTCATCAGGAACTAGCGGGACTTCTGGCTCAAGTGGTAGTTCAGGTTCAAGCGGTTCAAGTGGTTCTTCAGGAACTAGCGGGACTTCTGGCTCAAGTGGTAGTTCAGGTTCAAGTGGAAGTTCAGGTTCAAGTGGAACTAGCGGAACGAGTGGTTCAAGTGGAAGTTCAGGTTCAAGCGGTAGTAGTGGTACTTCAGGTTCTTCAGGAACAAGCGGAACAAGTGGTTCAAGCGGTAGTAGTGGTTCTTCAGGAACTAGCGGTAGTTCAGGTTCAAGTGGTTCTTCAGGAACTAGCGGAACAAGTGGTTCAAGTGGTTCAAGTGGAAGTTCAGGTTCAAGCGGTAGTTCAGGCTCAAGTGGTTCTTCAGGAACTAGCGGTAGTTCAGGTTCAAGTGGAAGTTCAGGTTCAAGTGGTTCTTCAGGAACTAGCGGAACATCAGGTTCAAGTGGAACTAGTGGAACATCAGGTTCAAGCGGTAGTAGTGGTTCTTCAGGAACTAGCGGTAGTTCAGGTTCAAGTGGTTCTTCAGGAACTAGCGGTTCAAGTGGAACTAGCGGAACAAGTGGTTCAAGTGGTTCTTCAGGAACTAGCGGTAGTTCAGGTTCAAGCGGAAGTTCAGGCTCAAGTGGTTCTTCAGGAACTAGCGGTAGTTCAGGTTCAAGTGGAAGTTCTGGCTCAAGCGGTAGTAGTGGAAGTTCAGGTTCAAGCGGAACAAGTGGTTCTTCAGGAACTAGCGGTAGTTCAGGTTCAAGCGGTAGTTCAGGTTCAAGTGGAACTAGCGGAACAAGTGGCTCAAGTGGAAGTTCAGGTTCAAGCGGAAGTTCAGGTTCAAGTGGAACTAGCGGAACAAGTGGCTCAAGTGGAAGTTCAGGTTCAAGCGGTAGTTCAGGTTCAAGTGGAAGTTCAGGTTCAAGCGGTACAAGTGGTTCTTCAGGAACTAGCGGAACAAGTGGTTCAAGTGGAAGTTCAGGTTCAAGCGGTTCAAGTGGAAGTTCAGGTTCAAGTGGTTCTTCAGGAACTAGCGGAACATCAGGTTCAAGTGGAACTAGTGGAACATCAGGTTCAAGCGGTTCTTCAGGAACTAGTGGTTCAAGTGGAAGTTCTGGCTCAAGCGGTAGTAGTGGAAGTTCAGGTTCAAGCGGAACAAGTGGTTCTTCAGGAACTAGCGGAACAAGTGGAAGTTCAGGTTCAAGTGGAAGTTCAGGGTCAAGCGGAAGTTCAGGGTCAAGCGGTACTTCAGGAACTAGAGGAACTAGCGGAACATCAGGTTCTTCAGGAACTAGCGGAACAAGTGGTTCAAGTGGAAGTTCAGGTTCAAGTGGTTCTTCAGGAACTAGCGGAACAAGCGGTTCAAGTGGAAGTTCAGGCTCAAGCGGTAGTAGTGGTTCTTCAGGAACTAGCGGAACATCTGGTTCAAGTGGAAGTTCAGGTTCAAGCGGTAGTAGTGGTTCTTCAGGAACTAGCGGAACAAGTGGTTCAAGTGGAAGTTCAGGCTCAAGTGGTTCTTCAGGAACTAGCGGAACAAGTGGTTCAAGTGGAAGTTCAGGTTCAAGTGGTTCTTCAGGAACTAGCGGAACAAGCGGTTCAAGTGGAAGTTCAGGCTCAAGTGGTTCTTCAGGAACTAGTGGAACTAGAGGAACATCAGGTTCTTCAGGAACTAGCGGAACAAGTGGTTCAAGTGGAAGTTCAGGTTCAAGTGGTTCTTCAGGAACTAGCGGAACATCTGGTTCAAGTGGAAGTTCAGGTTCAAGCGGTAGTAGTGGAAGTTCAGGCTCAAGCGGTAGTAGTGGTTCTTCAGGAACTAGCGGAACAAGTGGTTCAAGTGGAAGTTCAGGTTCAAGTGGTTCTTCAGGAACTAGTGGAACTAGAGGAACATCAGGTTCTTCAGGAACTAGCGGTTCAAGTGGAAGTTCAGGTTCAAGTGGTTCTTCAGGAACTAGCGGTTCAAGTGGAAGTTCAGGTT